TTATCCTTCGAACTCCGGCTTGTCGTTCTTCTCCTCCTTCTTGAGGGGAGCATTGTGCTCGAAGACGTCCATAATCTTTGTGTCTGCGATGTTCACAATCTCGTAGTCGATGGCAGTCTTGCCCATCGATTCGTCGATGTTCTTCACAGCAGCGTTGAATGAAGCTGCCTGCACGAGGAAGTTCACGTTAGAACGCTTCTCCTTTGCAGTCTTCTCGTCCACCACTACGAAGGCGAGCTTAGCCTTATACCAGTGGCTGTCGTTCTCGTTATCGCTGAAGAAAATCTCGCCGTACGAAGCAGGCGAAATGCTCTTTACGTTGAAGTCGCCGCTTACATAAGGCTCCATCTCCTTTGTAATCACCTCTTCTGCCTCACCGAAAGTGAGAGCGTCCACTACGTATGTCTCGTTCACCTTCTTCTGACCATCCTCTGTCTGGCGCTCGTAACGCACCGTGGTCTCAAACCAATTTGCTGTTCTTGATCTCATTTGTCTTTTTATGTTTTTATCTTTTCGTTCGTTTTGTCGTTTGCCCAACGATAAGGGAAGACAAAATTAATAATTAATTCTGAATAATAAATGTAGTTTACGATATTTATTATTTCCGTGGCATATACAAACAAAAAAGCCGGAAAAACATTTCGTTCTTCCAGCTTCATCTTAGTTGGCGGTGCGTACGAGACTCGAACTCGTGACCCCATGCGTGACAGGCATGTATTCTAACCAACTGAACTAACGCACCATTATTTCGGATAAACTCCGAGTGCCTTTACCTTATTAAGTTGGCGGTGCGTACGAGGAACGTACCATTACCGCTTATAACTATCTGGCTTAGAGCCATTTGAATTTTCTGAAAATCATTCTCTGTACATTATCTGCACATTTTGATGATGACTATCTCTCAGTTATCTGGGTGCAAAGGTATAACAGAAAACCTTAACTGCCAAATAATCCTCAAAGTATTTTCATACAATGGTTTATATTTAACATTCATAAAGATTTCACTTTAACGGAAAACACATGGTACACTGGCGGTGTGCTGATAGTGTACATGATGTTGAGAACGCTGTAAATAAGTCGATTAGGCTTGGTGTACATAGTAGTGTGCATACAAAAATGACTGGAGGCACGGCTTCACAGCCACTCCAGTCATAAAAACAAAACAAAAGCTATATTGCAATAATTAAATCTGCCAAGGATTCTTGTTGGGGTCGTAATCGCGAGCAAATGTTGCTATCGCATATTCTGTAACAGGCTTGTTGTCATCCTCATCCAGTTTACGAGGTATATGAGGATTTATTTTAAGCCTGGAAGCGTCACGCAACCAAGTGATTGATGTTTCATAGTCTGTAATACGAGCAGAGCTTACATTGTTTGGCGATATAAGCTTATGCAGTTCGTATACAGCTAATCGTAGCATGTGCTTCTTTACATTGGCATTACGAGGGTCACTTTCTTGGATATTATAACCTTCTTTAAGCACATCGGCATTTACAGACATTGATGGCACATATACCTTATTATTATATACGACATATTCGTGATCAGAAAATTCATATTGGTATGTTGCGTCATAATCCCCTACCATACCCCAGTATTCTGAATCATAAGGATTGACAGTCAAGTCTATGTCTTCATCGTTCTTGACCAGTGTATAGAAATTTCCATCATATTCCACAATATCCCAAATTTCGTAAGGCACATTAGCCTCCCAATTTTGAATGTCCACACTCTTCCAGGCATCAACACCAGGAACCCTAATGTCTCCGTATGATAAGCCATTATACTCTTTACAGATATAATAAGCGTTGGCAAAATATACAATATCGCCTGGGATATAATCTTTTGTCTGCCAGTATTCGCTTACCATATTAGGATTATCAATTGGTTCATCATACATTTCCCAATACATTGTATCTGTAGGAGCCTTTCTACCATTAATAGTACGCATTGCCTTTACAAGCTTCTTATCATGGTAGAAATGTGCGCCAACTGGATAGGTGATTTGGTCATTGTATTCCAAAATATTCTTGCCCTCTTCCAGTACTTTCTCAATCTCGTAGTTGTCGGTCAGATATTCTACGATAGATTGTTCTGCTGCCTCTTCAGCCTGTGCGAGACGGTCTTCTCTGCCTCGTATAAGTTGGCTAAGAGCTTCTTCGGTAACTATGCTAAGATAGTCTGTATTATTCAAAAATCTCTTGTACATTCTCTAAAAAGAAAAACCGCCATATATAGGCGTAGTTGTAGTTTCTATAACTGAAGCGTCACCTTTCTTTTGGAATTTAGCCCATGTATTATTTAAGAACAGGCAAAGAACATAATCCAAGCAGTCAGAAAGGTGTCCATATTTTTCATACTTTACACCACTCTTCGGATCTGTCACTTTTGCTTTAGATTTAGTTCCATCAGCGTTTTTCTTTTGATAAACTAAATCTTCAGTAAGCCTACGGCAACGCATATCAATTTGCAATTCCCAGCCATCATATCCATTCAAAAGGCTGTTTACATATTCCAGACGAGTTACCTGTGCTGGCTGTTTTGTAAGCAATTTCTTTTGCACTCGTAATATTGGATTATCCATATTGCTCATAATGATAGTGTAATTATTTACACCCTCTTCTGTTTGTGTAGAGCGTGACAATCCTGCTGGGTCTCCAGTAATGAATAGACCACCAAGGTGCTTTTCGGTTAAATACTTGTTGGCTATCTTTTTTGAAAGCTTTGGGGTATTATTTTCTTTTTCCTCTGGCTTTCCAAGCACTTCTTCAAGCACATATACTTTCTTGTGTTCATAATCAATCTGGATGGACAATGTAGACATGTATGGCTGTACGTTGAAGTCCCATGATGAAATGATAGGCTTTAATGGGTTATATACCTTTTCACGCAAATTAGTGACAAGGTGCTTGGCTCCATCAAAGTTCCAATATGCAGCGGCTTCATTTGTATCAACGAAATCCCAGTTTCCATACAAAAGTCGTGATTTTGTTATCGGGTCACTAATCTTATTAAGAGCAGCTACATAACTTTGTACAAATTGCCTATCTGGGTTATCCCAAACAGAGAATGGTAAATACGCTTCTCCGATTCTACATTTTACAGGATTGCCATCATCGTCTTGGACGAACCGAGAGCGAACCCAATTGATACATGGGTTGGTAGTCATCAACATTCTGGCGGTCTTAAATGTTTCTGCTGTTCTCCAACGTAAACGAGAAAACAATACTTCTATGGCCTTTTCGGAAATCTCCGAAACCTCATCTACAAAAGCTATGGTATACTCTGAAGAACCAAAACGTTCAAACTGTGGATCGGATGGATTGTCTGCCATTTCTTTCATAATAATGACAGAGCCATTCCAGAATGTAAGCGTCCCCTCCAGGTTGTTGATTTTATAGTGTTCGCCTTCCACAAGTCCCCATTCTTTACACACCTTTTTGATGGTGTTAAATGTTGACTCTTTCAAAGATTTCAATGTTTTGCGAGCTACGACAGCTCGAATATCTGCAAAACGTATACAGCTTGATACAAGCCAACAGCTACCTAAATATGATTTTCCACCGCCTGCTGCGCCTCCACCCAAAATCAATTGAGGAAGGTCTTGCGTACCGCAATTTTCGCACTGTGGAACATATTTTGGATTTCCTTGCTGATCATATCCAGATTGAACTTGTATAATATGACCACCACAATGAGGACAATAATCTGGCTGCAAGAGCTTCCAGAGTTCATACTGTCTTGGCGATGGTCTGAAATCAATTCTAATGTTTGTTGGTGCTTTTAATTGTCCATAAGCCATTATTCTTAAATTAAAAAGCCCAGCCCTTCACGAAAGAAAGAGCTGGGCGAAACGATTTTTTATTTATGAAAGCAAGTGCCTAATTATTTGAAGCAGCCGCATCGTAGATTTTTTCTACCACGAGCCAGAAATCATCTGGATATGCTGTATGGGCAAGTGACTCGCAAGCTTTCTTCATAAGTGCAATCTCACTGTCTGTAAACTGCACTACCAGCGGCTCGTCCACGTCCTTCTGGGCGTTCCATGTAATCTTATGCTCATTGGCATCCTCTACGATTTCGTACTTTTCCTTATCGGCTTCTGTAATTGCCACCTTTTTAAGGATTTCACGTTTTGTGTTAAAGTCGATAAAAGAAGCAGTCTGCTGTGGAAGCAACTGCGGAATGTAAATTCGTTCTTTAATATGAAGTTCCATATTGCTTTTGATTTTGTTATTTGTCTAAGAATAGCAACGTCCTTTCTTGATAGTTTGAAGAATAGGCAGAAAAATGAGCGTAACTATATCAAGAGATATTATTACGCTCATTTTTATATAACTACATAAAAATGCCGATTGACAAGAAGGCAATAATACCTCCTATTGCTCCCCAAAGAATATCCTTTAGGTCAAACCACTTTCCGTAGAAAAAGTCACACACTTCTTTTAGAATCGCAACTACAATACCACCAAAAAGGCCAGAAGCAGAATATGCCCATGAACTATAGCCTGGGGTGGTCTTATAAAAAATCATTGCAAGAATGACTGTTACGAAAGCAATTACAAACATGTGGGCGATTTTATCAAGCCCAATTTTTGTTACAATCTTGTCAAACCAATTCATTATACTACCAATTAAAAATGTTATACTGAACTCCGATGCCTATATATGGCGAAATTTGATTAAAGTTATATCCACATCCAACTTGAACACCAACACCCCAGCGTTTTGTTTTATACTTGGTAACAGTTATTGTTTGAGTATTTGTAATAGTGATATTCTTGTTATAGATATGAATACTGTCAAGTTGGGGACGATAACCGCTTATCCAAGCGTGATATGTACTGTCTTCATATACTTTCTGTGTAATAGGCAACACTACATCTACGCTGTCACCCCTTCCTGTAGCCGAATCCATTTCCTGTACTGGAAGTTTGACTACATGGTATCTGATAACAACACTATCTTTTGGTACAGGCTTATAATAAGGTATTGTATCAACGTAGATAGTGGTATCTGTTTTTTGTAAGGAATGGCTCACATCTACATGAATATTCTTCACAAACAAGTGAGCTAATCCTATTGTCAACAGCAAGATAACAAGCACATATATAATGTCTCTTTTCTTCATGTTACTTCATTTCGATGGTAATTTTCTCACCCCTAAGTTTAGCTGGCCAAAAATATTTATCCATCAAGTTCGTCCAGGTTTTCTGAGAATTGACAACCTGTCCTTTAATCTTATTCTCCCCCACCAAAATACAGCCACTGGTATGGTCTGCCGTATTTCCAGCGTGAATCAAAATGCCCTCAAATGAAGGTACATTCTGGAGGCGTGGCATGAAAGCGTTGTACTTCTTGACATACGGATATTTTGCATAGTTGGAATATTTTGGAGACTGAATGTTCATAGTAACATTGTACGTTCCATAAGGAATGGCGGTTTCGTTGGGGATTTTCACCTCACCATTGTCAAACTTGCCATTCTTATTCAAGTCTCGCACTTTATCTTCCAGTGTGTCGCATACAAACTTGCCATCAATATACATGTGACCGATTGTATACTTATCTTTTAGAGCAATTCTTTTGACTTCGATTTTCATAAAATAAAAGAGCTATATGGTATAAACCATTCTTTCTTTTCCATATACGGCTCGCCAATAAGCGATGCCCAGCATCCTCGAATTGTTCCGTTATGGTCTTTGAGGACTTCAACTATATTTGCCTTTCTACCAACAAGCGCATCAAGCTTCATTTCAGATAACGCAAATGATGGGATAATTACAATTTCCTTCATTAATATCCTGTTGATGGCTTACGATTAGGGCAAGATGGTACTTCACATTTCAATAGGCACATCTTAGCATTATTCACTTCTAATTGCGCTTTATCTGACGCTAAAGCATTATACTTATCCCGCCAGTCAGAAATTTGAACGTAAAGTGCGTCAATTTTCTGGTCTTTTTCTCTCAATTCATCATGTACACACTCGTACAACTTTTTCCACTCTTCCGATTCCTTGGCTTCATTGTCATGTTCTTTAGAATCATTGTCAAGTGTCTTTGATCTTCGCTCTTGTCTGAAGAACAAGAACATCGAAGCATTTCCAGCAATTACGCCTATAATTCCTGTAAGAATAGCTTCAAGCATTAATCTGTTTCATTTTCTTTTGGTTTTGATTCTGGTACAATTACATTGAATACTATGCCATTTTCTCCACCGCCTTCAATGTTCAACTTGCTAACTTGTGCTTCCTTTACAGGGTACATGTCCATCAATGTCTTAGAAGCTGCTACTGCTACACTTCTTAGTGCTGCTGGAGATAGTTTATTGCCTCGCCTATCTCTGTAAACAGCGGTCGATGTCTCTTCAATAATGTGCTTTAGATTTTCAGTAAGGAACTTTTTCATGTGAGTTGTTTCCAGGGAGTTGTATTCCTCCAGCTCTGCCATAAACTCCTTTATATCGTCCCTTGACAGCATTTTCTTAGCACGGATATTGTCCTTTACATCACAACTGTAAAAAACAGATTGGTAGCATTTTAAGGCATTACCTGCATAAGGAGCCGCACCGTTCACAAACAACTCACAAAAAAGTTGCTCTTGTTCTGTCAGTTTGGTCTCTTTCATTACTTTCTGTCAATTAAAAAGCCTTGCTGAATTGCAAGGCTTTTGTTTATAATGAATAGCGCTACTTTATTGCTTTTGTTTGTATTCAAGCAATTTCTCCATAATAATCTGACGGAACACATCACCTATGCCACTTACGGCAGCTTCTATATCTTGGATGCTGTTCAAGTATTCCATATTGAAGTTTACTTGAAGGTCATATCCAGATATTTCAACGAGGATTTCATCATTATCAGCGTTCCTTACCGTAAACGCACCACGATCTGATAATGTGCGAAATTCAGCTTTAGGTTCATCTACTGTCTGTACATTTACTTCTTCCATTTTTACTATATCTTAAAGTGTTTTCGACTCTTTTCTGCTTTGGATATAGCTAAACCTCCATCTGTCATAACGCCACCTTCACTTCTCATGCGTTGTGTGAGAACCGCTGCTACATTTGTGGTGGCAGAAACGTCTGCATCAGCATCATGGGCATCATCAAGCTCTATTCCAAGGCGTTCTGCCATAATCTCCAACTTGTATGAATCCACATTTGGAAGGTGACATAACGCAAGCTGTCCAAGCATGATGGTGTCAAGTACATCTGGTTGCCAATGTCCGTAAAAGTCTTCATGCCCTCTGAGAAGCTTTTTAATTTCTCCAACCAGCCCTGCGTATTCCATCAACTGCATGAAGAACCCTTTATCAAACTCAATATTCTGCCCAAGTAAGAAGGGTTTCATATTCTTTGGTGTTTTAGGCGTGTGGTCGGCAATGAAATCTACCGCACCCCTGGCAACATCGCAAATGTCTTCTCCCATTATCTCCAGCATGTTCATAGTGATTGCTGAATATGTTAGAGCTTTTGCTTCGTAATCCATAGGTTCTGCATTGTCAACATCATATTTACTCTTTAGAACCTTACGCTTTTTACCTACGCCTTCTATCTGTTTTCTGTTGTACGGATATACATAACGTACATAGGAGCCTAATTTCTCAAATGTGTCAAGTCTGGTGGCATGGATTGCTATCTGTGTGATTGCGCCTGTCTGACACTTCAAACTTCCAGTCTCAAAGTCCAATGTGAACATGACGAGTACTGGTTTTTCATCTTTCGGTGCTGCCATTATTATAATTTCTTTCTATACACTTGCCAATAAGATATAGCGTGGCTCTAAAAGCCTCAATTGAATAGTCATTATTGATAACATAATCATACAACTCTTCTGGAATATGCACGCGTTCCTTATCACGAGCTATACGTTGTTTGTCAATACCATCTTTATGCTGACGGTTTATTTTAATTGTCACCAGATTAAAGCTGAATGGTGTTTGCTCTTTTGCTTGCAAATCAATCAAACCTTTTTCATCAATTACATATACATTTACTTTATCGCTTATAAACTGCTCCCATTCGGTCCAATATTGATAGCCACCAAACATTGTGTAAGCGCACATTTTTGACTTATCTGGAACTTCTTTGTCGGTTACAAACCAATGTTCTCTACCATCCACCTCGTCTTCACGTTTCTTGCGAGTTGTGTAAGAAACAATACTGTTCCAATTAAGAACTTCCTGGAGGTGCAAGGAAGCAAACGTCTTTCCGCTTCCAGAATCCCCGACCAAACAAACTATTGTTGGTTTCATAATACTTCCAATAAACTTCGTTTCATAAACTGTAAGTTGTTCTTTCCAGCATAATCACTATACTTGACTGTTGCTGAGAAAATTATCAATTTGTTTTTTGAATCTATGAGTTGTGGACGCATGGATTTATATTCTTCTGGCCACACAATACATTCACACAAGTCATTATTTTGCTGAAGAAGGAGTTTGCAGAAGGTTTCTTCACCACCAGTTTTTTTGCTCTTGAACTTCTTTTCTTCAACTTCAACGACTGTAGCACACGCACCAACTTTTTTGCCATCCATTTCGTTTGGCGTGATACTTTGCAAGGTTGCATACGACACTCTGCCTTTCAGTTGTGGCTTAATAGCAGAATTATCATAAATGCGTTTATAGTCCACAGAACCAATTCCAGACACCTTTACTTGTTGCTGGCTCCAAAAATAATGCTTACCTCGCATACCCACTGGTATGTCTTTCTCTTTTATCTCAAAACCAAGCTGTTCTGCTGCCTTTTCTATGATGGCGTAACGTTCTATTACGGAACCAGCATGTTCCACCTTATCAAAACAACCAGCAAGAATAAGATTCAACACACAACGAGCGTTCACTGGGCATCGTGTAGCTTCTTCTTCATTGTCTGGATCATCCCAATACTCATACTTCTTCAGCTTGTACTTGAATATACGGTCGATGAAGTTGGTGATACTTGTAAACTCACCATTCTTTTTGCGTTCATCCATAATCCATTGTACAGCTTTTGCACCAAGTTGTTTGATTCTGGAGATTGACCAGAATATTTCGTTGGTATTGTAGTCTGTATGGAATATATCCTCACTAACATTGATGTCTGGCGGTACAACCTTTGCGTTACTGATAGCTTCCATTTCTCCCATAAGAGCAACAAGTTCGTTATCATCTGCCCACTGGAGAGCAACGGTATAGAAAGCTGTCGGATAATGTACTTTCAACCACGCTCCAGCATAGGCGGTTACTGCATAGGCTGTAGCATGGCTTTTATTGAAGCAGTAAGTACCAGCAGCCTCAATCTGCGCCCAAATCTTATCCGCATCCTCTTGCGGACATCCATTCTTCTTAGCTCCAACCATGAATTTGTCTTTCATTGCTCGAATCTTATCCGTCTTTTTCTTGGAAACGAATTTCACGAGCTTCACGCCTTCGCCAAGACTGAACCCACCAACCTCACGAGCCATCATTACAATTTGCTCCTGGAACACTACCAGACCGAAGGTATCTTTCAGTGAATTGTATGTTCCCCAAAGATAAACAGGGGCCACAAGTCCTTTCTTACAATTCACATAATCATCCAAGTTACCCATTGTAGCAGGGCGATAGAGAGCATTTGCAGCAATCAAGTCACCAATATTAGTTGGCTTCATTTCTGTCAAAAACTTGGCAATGCCATGCGATGAAAACTGGAATACATTTTGCGTACAGCCATTTGCCAATATTTCATATACCTTCTCGTCATCCAAAGAACCTGTTGCCAGCTTCTCCAAAGTAATGTCTTGATGGTATACAGTATTTACCAAGTCAAGAGTTTGGTGAATTTTAGAAAGTTCCTTGGTTGCAAGACAGTCATTCTTCAGCAAACCAAGTTCATCGAGTTCGTAGCCATCATTCTCGCTAACCAAAATGCCATCAACCTTCTTGATTGGCACATAGTCGAAACATTCCATTGTTTCACCATCTTTTGTATCTGGAGTTATCAGCAATGCAGAAGCGTGAACTGAGCTGGAACGAGGCTGGAACATCAGCGTGCGTACATCCTCAAAGAGTTGTGGATGGTCTCCCATAAATTTTGCAACCTTTTTGTTGGTTGCCGCTAACTTAAATAGACCTGTGTAATCACACTTATCATCATCAATGATAGCGGTAATGTAGTTCACGATAGATGTCGGAATACGCATTGTACGAGCCACATCTTTCAAACAGGCTTTAGATTTCAATGTCGTATAAGTTCCAGCTGAAAAAACACGTTGTAATCCGTTTTTATTATACCGCCTCTCAGTATATGCTTTTACTTCTGGACGTTTGTCGCTTTGAAAATCGTTATCCACATCTGGAAGAGAGCCGCCTTCACCTTGCAAATATCCCTCATCAACAAAAGTATCTATTGTCTTGACTGGAGTTTCCGATGTTTTTAACGTTACACTTACAACTTTCATACTCGTCTCATAATCTTACATGTTTCGTTGTCAAAGATGTTATTGTTCAATTTACACGCTTCCGTAAACTTCACCAGTTCCATATCGGTCAATATGTGTCGTTTGTCAATGAACGTGTCGGACACAATGCCTTCCAATGTTCTACAACGACTCAAAGCAACATATAGCTGCCCAGGAACGAAGCAACCCTTTGTATGGATAACAACATTGTCAAAAGTCAAACCTTGACTCTTATGAATAGTGATTGCCCATGCCAACGTTATCGGGAACTGCGTACAAGAGCCTTTATCAATGGTCTCAATCTTATCGTTCATCATGCGATATTCTTTAGCAGACCAAGTATTTGGCATTACACCTACAGTACAGCCATTATCAAGTCTTACTGTAACAACTTTATCGTTGAGATTTACAACCTCACCCAACGAACCATTGCAGTATACATGTGCTGGGTCATTTACGAGCATCATAACCCTTGCTCCAACACGAAGTTTTAGCTCTTGCTCACATGGTGCTGAATTGGGTTGGAAATCTCCAGTAACCATTGCTTTATAAACATGCGTAGGCTCTCCAAGCAATTCTGTGTTGATTTTTTGTACGTCCTTGCGGTAAGCGCATATATGTATGCTGGAGTTGGAGAAATCCTTGCTTTCATTCTTGTTTCTTAATGCAGCCAGGTCATCTATATCTTCTTGCATTATACGATATTCTCGTATATTGTTAAGTATTTCGATGAAACGCTTGTCGTTCTGACGGAAGATATGTGTCAACTCGATTACTTTGAAACCAGCGTTGCGCCATACATGAGCATGGAAGAAATATATGCCACGATAGAACTGTGACAATATATGCTGTTCATCAGCTTTCACAACTGGCGGCAACTGGAATAAGTCACCAAACATAATGATTTGTACACCTCCGAAAGGTTCACTGCTACCACGGTACATCTGTAACTTTCTATCAACGTAGTCAATCACGTCTGGGCGTACCATACTTACCTCATCAATGATGATAGCATCAATAGAACGAAGCAGCATCGCCTTCTCTGGCTTATAGCTACTATGCACATTCTCTGATTCCGTAAGCACTCCAAAATGGATGTTGAGTAGACTATGAAGCGTTACCCCTCCAGCATTTACAGCTGCAATTCCTGTAGATGCAGTTACGATAAACTTCTTCTTAATGTTGTTCACAATATACCGCAAGAATGTGGTCTTTCCTGTACCAGCTTTTCCTGTAATATAAAGTGATTGGTTGGTATTCTGTATGATGTCTACAGCTTCAACCATTTCATTTGTCAATTGCATCATAATTAAATTTCGTTTATTGTAAATATTAAATCCTTATTATCAAACAGAATGTCATCATTCGCTTCCAGCTCATCTGCGTATATTATACGAGGTTCTTCTTCACCTTCACGCTTGATAATCAGTTGAGCATCCTTGTCTATCTTTATTACCTTGCCACAGTCCAATTCTACTTCAATATATTCTTTAGATTCCAAATCCTCACCGATAATGGTTGTTTTGGATGGATATAGCCCTGCTCGTTCTGGTAGCAAGAAGCGTTCAAAGATAAGGTCGTATCTCATCGGATCAATGAGCGTTATACCAAGCAGATATAGCAATAAGCACCCAGCAGCAGAACCACGTCCACAACCGACAAGGATATTGTTTCGTCTTGCCCAATTACATGTATCATACTGTACAAGCAAATAGTCCACATTGTTTGTTGACTCAATGATGTATCGCTCATATTCCATCTGCTTGCGATACTTATCTTGCTGTTCTGGCGGTACGAGACGTTGCAATCCTTCCTCTAAGAGTTGAATGAACATGTTGTGTGATGTTCCATATTTTGCTTGCTCTTCTGGAGTCATGTCGTATTTAGGCATGAAATTTCTGTTATTTTCAAACCTTGCATTGGCATGTTCCAATATATCCATAGAATTGTCGCAACATTCTTGAAATAGGCTATCAATATCCCATTTATCTGCATCAAATGTGTCGGCAAAGAGCTGGTACTGCTCGTCAACATCTTTGAAATATTGCTGATTACTCTGTTCATGCGCTGCACCTTCAGCAACCTTATTGAGGATGATTTTGTTCTTAGCGTCATCTTCATCCAGATAATAGGCATCTGTAAGAAGCACTGGGTATACATCCATCTTGCCATATATATTGTCAAAATAATGTTTGGCTGCTTCTAACACTTTGATGTCAATACGCTCTGCCTTATATTCCGACAAATCAACTTGCCAAAAGACGCAATCAAAAGCACCTTGCAAATCATTTACAATGTCTTGGTTTTCAGTAATCCAGAATGAAGAATACTTGTCAAGTACAATTACATTGCCTTCACCACGATTCAACAATTCTTCCAAAGGAATAATCTTATCTGTACTGTCTACCATAATGGCTTTCTGTATTCGCAATAGATTTCGTAACCCCTTTTGTGACTGGACATAAACTTTTGCACCAACAGTATGCTCACCATCAGAGAACACTAATGAATATCCAAATACATATTTCAGTCCAGCTGCCTCACATTCTTTTTGCAGATTGTAGCAAGCTGCCATCGTATTTTTATCGCAAATACCGATTCCTGGATGCCCTAAATACTTGGCTTTTTTTACCCAATATGTTGGCATAAAACTACCATTAAGCAGCTCAAAAGGTGTATGAACACCTAAATTGACGTACTCAAACTTATGATTTGATGGCGTTCTTTTGCCAACGTATTTAAGGATGTTCAGCTTGAAATCCTTGTGTAAGTCGTAGTAATACCAGTTGTCCCCAAACTTGAATACAATATAGTTGATACCTTCTGCCATCAAGACTTCTGGGTCTTCCATACTGTTAAATATCAGCTCATCATCTTTGTTAGTACGGAATATGGATTTCATATTTTCCGTATCTTCAAAGAACATTTTGCCGAAATCTGGAAGCTCAATAACCTCATTGTCAATTTGGTTATATGTTATTTTATTATCCTCCAGCCATTTTATTAATTCGTTCATAATAATTGCACTAAGTTTAATTTGAACTCTCTTGGTGTCATTAATCTCTCACTGAAAGTATCGTAGATGTCCCAAAAATCCATGCTGTCAAAGTCGGCTTCTGGGTCTTCTATGAAGGCAATGTAGCAATCGAAATACTCGTTAAGCATGGCTGCTGCTGTGTTTGTTGCAGACAAAGCATCGCCATCATATCCAATCACTACAGTTCTTACGCCTTTACTTTGCAGCTTGTAAATCTGCGCTTCTGAAATTTTCTTTCCGAACGTAGCCACTACTGCAATACGATGATTGTCATACAAATCAAGCTTTCTGACAAGCGAGATACAATCGAATACTCCCTCAACCAATATGACAGTATCTGTTACATCTTCTATTACTGCATCATAGTTGTACAGCAACTTTGTAAAGTCATTCTCTTGGCTGTTGTTGTATCGTCTAATTTCAAATTTGCCGTTACGTCTGGCTTTCTTATTGTAAGAATCTATCTTATCTTTACTCCATGTATGGCGAGATACATATCCTACAATGTCACCATTATCAATGATGGGAAATACGACATAATCGTCAAATTTGAAATTAAGACCTCTGGTTGTACCGACAGGGAAGTAGTCGTAATCATCACAGGTATAGCCACGCTTCTTCAGATAGGCGTTACGATAACATCGCTTCCACCCCTCTGGCATATCAACTGAAACAAGCTCATCGTCAATCTCATCCTCTTCCAGGTTACAGAACTGCGGTATCTGCAATGGAGCAAAACTGGCAGTATCTTCCAGCATTAAGTCTGGTCTACCAATGTCTTCTAAAAGTTGGTTGACATCTTTTGTAGTGTGTCCACATGAGAAGCAGTGACTCATAAAGAGCTTCTTTTTCTCTGTTTCTTGCCCTACATAGATACCAAACTTGCCACCCTTTTTGCCACAATAAGGACACTCTGGGCAAATGAGGTTCTTGCGTGGGCCATCAAGTTTGGCGTGAAGTTCTATCTCCAACTCCTTGATGAGAAAATCTTTGTCTTGTTTGCTGATATACATAATTTATGCTACTTTGCTAATGTTTAGGCTACGTTCTCTGTCATAGAACTGCTCATTTTCATAATCTGTCGCTATCTTAAATGGCTTGCCCTTTTTGAAGAATCGAGACTTTGCCACATAGAGACGAATCATATTCTCTTCACGTTCACGATCTGACTGATTCAACGTGATAAGGTGCGTCAATGGTCTGGCAAGTCCTTTTGCTTCCGCTGTATTGAACTCTGTCAGCACATTGTTCTCATCATTTAGCCAATCACGATTCTCTACCGTAGATTGGTACGTCCCAACCATCCAGACGTTTTCGTCCGCTGCTAAGTCCTTCAAATCATTCGCTACAGCAATACGCTTGTGACGTTCTCCACTCTCCGAATACTTGCGTCCAGAAGCATCTGTCAACAAGTCCATAGAGTCAATGATAACAACGTCTGGAGATATTCCATAGCGTTTTTTGAAGTCTTGTATTCCATTCCTTATATCTATAGTAGAGACGTGAGAATTGAACTTAGGATATGACTTAACATAGAGTTTTCCAGCCACACTTTTAAGCATTTCTTCCATACGTTCAACTTCCGCATCACGAATGGTTCCTGTCTCATAGCGGAATGTACTGCATTTCACCAATGAAGCGGAATAAGCATTTACAACCTCATCACGGCTACCTTCAAGCTGAAAATGTAACACGTTTAAGCCGTCTATTTGACAAGCGTTCTTACCTATCCATCGTGCCACATGTGACTTTCCTACGCCTGTTGGTGCTAAGAATACAGAGAGCTGGGTTCGTAAGTCACGTCCATTGTTCATTGCGTCCAACTCATCTATGTAAAATCTGGTGATTGGTAATTGCTTGTCTACAGCATTATGCTTTTGCCTGTTTCCTTTGAATCTGATTCCGAATGTGCCAATTACATCTACGAACTCTGACTCTCGCAAACTGAAGGTTGATACCCATTCTGCGTATTCTTGCAACTTTAAGCTTGCCTGTTCATGGTCTGCCTTATTGAATAGCTCACCAGCTTCTTTGTACGCTTGCTGGAATCTTACTTGTTTAATATAGTTTTCCAGCTGTTCCAGTGCTTGTTCCGTGCCAAGTTCATTGCCACTATCATAGATGTCATCCAATAATGCTGCAACGCTTTTTTGACGAGAAACGGACTGTCCTAATATACTATATGTTGGAGCTTTCTTGTACTCCTTGTAGTATGCTTTAAGTTGATTGAAAAGAGAAATAAAATCTCTGTCTGGTAGATAAGATTTCTTTATCTGTTCCATGACCACCGCCAGAACATAATCGTTGTTCATACAGGTGAAAAAGAGATCCATCAGAAATTCCTCTGTCAATACATTATTATTCTGTCTTGTTGCCATGTTCTATACGAATACGATACAATTCTGGAAATCTTTTCTGAAGTTCTTGCTTGCAATTTTCCACCATATTACATTTAGAACACGATTCCGATAACGGACTCCATCCTAATGTAGATGTCTGGCAGATAACATACCCCACGGCTGTATTCAACATACGCCTCTTTGTTTGCTCCTCAGAGGCTATATATATAAACTTAGCCTGTGGGTGTACGCTTTTATCTGCTATCATTGCTACAAGGTCAACACGATTTAACGACACGCTGGAAAGCCATTGATCTTCGTAGTATTTATCTCCCTTTGTACGCTCTTTCAGACGCTTGATGGATGACTTACCAAAGACTTGATTTATCGTCCATTGTGGCCTGTTTCTGAAGGTGTAGGCGGCACATACACAAAAGTCAACCAACCTTTCAGATGTAATCGACCCAAACTCCTTTTCCATAAGGTCAAGAAAGCTATTAAGCGTTCTGGTGGTTGCACCACCACCAGAAAACTTAAAGGTCGGCTTCATCAGTTTCACTGCTATTGCACTGAAGACTGTTTTCACATTGCGTATCTGTAATTCTTTCGCCATTCCTTGTTAAATTGTTCTTCAGTATCTTTCGTGCGATAAGCAAACGACTTTTGATTGTCTCAATATTATGCGATGGCAATGTTCCCTTTTTATATTCAATGTCTGCAATTTCTCGAAGCGAATAACCAGCTTCCTGGAGAAGTATTGCATCACGATGAATTGGTTTCATGCTATCAAGTACTTCAAGTATATCGTCATTGTAGAACTGGCGGTAGTTTTCAAGCCCCATGCAGTTTGAACTGATATTCAAATTTGCGCTAATTGCACTGCATATCTGAGGATGTAGAATTTCGTCATCACCACAATCTTCATAACTTTCTATACTTCTGTCATAATTCTTGTTGTCATGTCGTTTGCGCCTTCTTTCCAATTCGGCAACCATTCGTTTAGTAACGATATGAAGCCATGTTCTGATTGGTCTGGAGGTATCATACGTCTCTATTCTTCTGAAGAAATTTATAAGAACTTCATTGTAATTTTCCTCTACATTCCATGAGTCATAAGTATAGTTCATCACCAACTTATAAATCATGTTTTGAAAAGGCATCACATATTGCTGGAATAATTCATTGCGTCTGCGAGCTACTTCTGGGTCTACTTCTCTGTCGTATTCTTCGGCTTCGCATACCTTTCTCTCCATATTCGTGCCACTTCTTGATTGAACAATAAAGATGCACGAGGTTCAAATTGGTGAGATATACAATACTGAATCCAACGTGAGTCGTATGCCTTGAACTTGACTCTTACCTCTTCGTCTGAAGGTTTGTCTTTCTTATCTAAGAAGGTACAAAACTCCTTGACAAGCGAGACAAGGTATTTCAAGTGTGGGTTAATATCCGCTGGCATAGATAGCTCTTTTCGTGTCTTTCTACGCCTTCTTCTGGCAATACTCATTTACAATTTGAATTTCTTTACAAAGTACATAAAGATGTGCGTTGCGTCTGCTTCGTTATCATCGACTGGCTCTGTCTTCCAGCGTAACTTACAGAATCGCATCATTTTGGTTTTATCGGCATTTCCGTCTCCTGTTGCCCAAGCCTTGATTGTTCTCGGATTAAGGAATACAGGTTCTGGAAGATCAAGTGTATCGCATACTTCCAGCAAAATGCCTCTAAATTCAGATAGTTTGACAGATGATTTGAACTCTTTGCCGCTTCTTCCACAGCTTACATCCTCTGCCACAACCTGTTTAATGTTGTATTTCTGGATGAAGTCAATGAGAGTCTGACGGAAGGCTCCGTGCTGTTTGTTATTGTTACGTCTCATTGATTCCGTGAAGTTCCATGTACCTCTTTCATGGACTGAATAGAAACCTGTGTGGGTAGCTATGTCAAGTCCGAGTACTTCATCAATTTTTAACTTTTCATCGTCTGCATGAGTGACCATTAAATGTATGAAATGTCATTCTTCTTGTTGATTATAAGTTTGTATGGGTAGTTTTCAGCTACATTGCCATGACTAACCACCAGTGAAGTAATCTGCAAGTTGTTTAAGGCATTGAACATATTGGCGAGTCCAGCAGCGTCACATGCCTCCAGTATCTCATCCAATACCAACAAATCAAGGCCTTTCCCATCTTGACAGTTCACATTCGTCAATTTATGTAATGCAAGAATGTTTGCGAGATTAACTCTTGCTTTTTCGCCTTCTGAAAATTTGTCAAAAGAACCACAATCTACTCCATCACGAATCAGTGAAATAGAGATTTTGTCACGAATCTTTCCAGACTTCAAAACAGTAAAGCCACTGAATGATATTCTTATGTCGCTGTTGATAGCCTCTAAGAACTCGTTTGTCATTTGGCTTAATGCTTCAATCTTAGAATTTGCAAGGTGTGTCTTGAACTCTATGAAAGTAGCTTCCTGTTTTCTATAAGCTGCAAGTTTCTGTTCAATCTGTTCCTTATCCTTGATGGAAAGTTCCAGTTCCTTTTCACGCTTGACTTTGCTTTCTTTTAGTGTTTCTACAATGTCATTCTCAGCAGCGTGTTCAATGTCTCTGATTGATTCCTCGTATGATTCTATAGCACCTTCAGCATTTGCAATATTTGTTTCGCACTGCTTCTTGTTATTTTCACACTTGTTGGTTTCATCATCAACAATGTCGTATGCCTCATTGAACATGTCATTACAAGCTGACTCAATTTGATTGTTGACCAGAGCAATCTGGCTGTTTATAGAGGCTATATCACAGGAAAGTTCAGATGACTTGCGAACCAAGCTGTCAACATTCGACTGTGATTCCGTAACCTTTGCCGACCATTCTGACTTTTTCGCTATCAAGTCATTTTGCTCTTCACGGAATTTCTTACCATTTGCAGTATCAGCATCAATCTTTTCTTGGTTTCTGGAGATTTCTGCATCAATGTTTTGCAATTCATTATCCTTATCGTTTAATTCTTCACGAAGCATTGATAAATCTGCATTGGAATCAAGAAGAAACTCATGTTGACATTTTGGGCAAGTGATAACGCCACTCAATACATTCTTAATAGTTGCTACACGGCTACTGATTGTACGATACTGCTTATTCAAAGCGTCATTCGCATTGCCCAAAGCCTTGACGGAAGCAAGCAATTTATCTATTTTGGCAGTTATTTCTTTCAAATCGCCATCGTATGAAGCGGAAAACTTCTCAAACTCTTTTACAAGCTTATCATGTGCTTTCTTTTGCTTGGCGCAATCTTTGTCATGCCGTTTGACTTCTGCCTCCTCGTCTTTCAATGACTGCTGGAGGGTTGCGAGCTTCTTATTTGCTTTTGCTATATTTTCCCGATAGTCACTGATTTGCTTTAGATTAGTAGGAGCGAACATGGCAACTATATTGTCATAACAATCATCAAATGGTTTATCGCTACCTTCCAAATCAGAAATACGGTTATATACTGCATCCAATTTAGCGAGACTCTGCTCCAGCTGCATGATTTGCTCCTTTTGCTCACGAATGTAAGCTCTCTTATTAGCAATAGATTGTGTCCACTCCTCAATGCGCTGCGCCTTGGTTGACGTGTTCTCCAAAGACTTATTGATAGCGTTCTGAATTTGCTCTTCCAGCGTATCAATACCGCCTTTGATTCCAGCTACTTTCAATTCTGCTTGGGTCAACTCTTCAGCTATAGGCTCCATGTCATGTTGCAGGGCTTCTATTGACTCATCAACCATAATTCCATTGCTGAAGCGATTTATTAAGTCTTTCTTGTCACGGTCAGAGCTGGAGAGGAAAGATGAATACTTATGCTTTGACAGGATGAAGTTTGAGAATATATCATCCTTACTTAACCCCAATGCTTCCAGCACATATTTATTGTAATCTGCAACAGATGCTTGCGCTATGTTTTCTGTATTTCCGTCTTTATCCACTAACTCGACAGATATTGCCTGTGGCGATTTTCTGGAAATTGTACGAGAAATAATAAGGCTTTTACCTAATTCAGCATTGTTTAGTTCAAGTTTAACTATAGCCTCGTTTTCCGCATCATTAATAATCTCGTCCATCTTAATCTTACGAAGCGTTTCACCTGTCAGACCGATGGCTATAGCCTCAATTAATGCAGACTTTCCAGAACCGTTTGAAACCTGGGAGTCGTTGTCCATATTGTTGCCAAACACAAGCGTTGTGTGTTCTTGCTCCAATGTGTAATCAAGCTCCTTGAAGGCGCACAGATTCTTTGCATATATGTTATTTAACTTCCACATAATCAATGTATTTTATCAAGATACTGCAATCCCATAGAGGAATCAATAACTTTTTCTGAACAAAAACTCTCATACTCTTGTTTGATACCTGTCTTGTCAAACTTTCTATCAAGACTGTGTGCTTCTATGGATTTCGCTACAGTCTTTTCTGTAACAATTTCCACCTTGGCAGCACCAGCTTCTAATAGCTTTTGCTTGTCAATATTTTGCACATCTGTAGCAGAGCAATTAATGCGAGCTTTGACTTTGTATTTGCCGTTAGACTTAATATCATTCAATTCTTCAATCAAATGATTGCCAACGTCTTGTAATGCCAGGTCTATTACCTTGTATCTGGTGTTAGACTCGTTCCTAATGAACTCATAGGAACCATCATCATACAATATGGTGTAGCCCTTTTCTTCGTCCTCACCAAAATTATGCTGACGAGAAGCACCAACATACTCGATGTTTGTACCTTTAATCTTACAGCGATTGTGATAATGCCCAACCAACACTGCATCAAAGTCCTTGAATATTTTTGTAGGCAATTCATCATCACTTGGCATAGCAAGACCTCCTTTTATACCTTCGTGGATATAGAGGATATTATGCTTGTTTCGGTCAAAATCATTATCAATGATGTCCTGTAATCTGTTAATGAATGAGCCGCTTTCTGGAGCATAACTCATAACATATAGTGTGACATCATCGGAACAATCTATAGACACATAATCGTCTACAACATAAACATGTGGATATTCAGAAAACACATGACAATAACCCAATATCGCTTCTTGGTCAACAAGGTCATGGTTGCCTTCTGCAATAGTCAATTCTAACCCAGCATTAGTAGCCTTAATAATAGCTTGGCGCACAGCCAACAATACGTCAAGAGTTTGATATGATGAGCGAGATTGCAACAAGTCTCCACCTATAATGATTTCTGGAATATCTTGTTTTTTACATACTTCCAATGCTTCATCCCAATTTTTTTGGAACTCTGGAATATTGTCTTTACTGACATGGATGTCATTTATCAGCAGAGCGCACGGTATTCTTTTTTCAGACATAGTTCTAAAGTTAAAAGGGCAGTATCATGGCGAAACCACAACACCGCCCTTGGTTGTTGAATAAAGTTTATCTACGTCTGTGCGGACGAGCTGCACGTCTTTCTGGACGAGCAGGAGCCTCTGCTGCTGGCTCATTTGTATCATCGTTGCGCTCACGTCTACGACTTGCTCGTGCTGGTGCTGGAGTCTCTTCCTCTTCAGCCTCTTCTGAAGAAGGTGCGTCTGCTGCTGGGGCATCATCACCCTCATCCTCTGGCTCTTCTACTTTTTCTTTCTTTGCAGAAGACTTAGAAGCTGGAACCTTGTCTTCTTCCTCTTCACCGTCAAGAATGTCTTGAATATCATTGAGGAGTGTTTTATTAGTCTTGGTACGGCTAATGCTTACGTCAAGGTCATTGTCCTCAATGAACTCCTTAATTGCGGTACGAAGGTTCTGACCTTCCTCACTCTTGTCACCCAAGCCTTCATCACAAAGCTTATCGTACAAATCCCAAAGGCTGTCAAGTGTTACGCTGCCGCCTTCTGAGTTGTCATCACCATTCTTGCCATTCATATTGAAATGAGACTGGTCATCAGCTGGGAGGCAGAGCTTAATCTGGTCAATACAATCCTTGATTTCGGGTTCTTTCATCACCTCCATGCCAGTTGTCTCGTCAAACTGGTTGAGGTAAGCGATAGTTGCCTCCAGATGATAGAGAGTGTAGCGATAAAGTACTTCTGGGAGACGAGGTGCATTGAGAAGATTCTGCAACTCGTCTTCTGTCAACTCGTCCTTTGGAGAGAGTGTGTCAATATTGAAAGAATAGTTGGTCTTCTTGTTTTCAGTCTTACGAGTAATCTCAACAGGGAAAGCGTCTGTGATTGATGAGATAGGACAGGGGACATTTCCCTTCTTATTGAGCTTTGCCCATGTCTGAAGCTTACGCTCTTCCAGTTCCTTATACTGTGAATAAGAAAGCTGGAACACCTGGATGCCATCGTTGCGCTTATCCAAATCAAGGATATACATGCAGCGTTTTGAATCCCACTTCAAGCCACCGTTGAAACTGGTTTCCTTGACTTTCTTACAGAGTTTTTCATCGTCTGAATACAAAGAGAGTGCAAGCTCTACATACTTGTCAATAAGGTCTGACTGAAGCTGGGGGAAAGCATACTTTGCATTGCAAACATTAACAAACGATTGCTTGTTATTGTCACCCTTAATCTTCAATACAAGCTCCTTTACAGGATATTCGTAACCCTTACGATCCATCGGGAGAACATTTCCTTCTGCGTCAATAACAGGCGCAAGGGGCAAAATACGAACTGCTACAGTTCCATCACCCGAAATACGGAAATACTTTACACGGTTTCCACTCTCTGCTGCGCTCTTCTTTTTTGCATCTTCAAAAGATTCCTGGGTAGATGCAAAGATGTCAAGAGCCGACATCTGATTCGTTAATTCACTCATAATTGAGTTGGATATGAATTAGTTTTGAGATAGAAACTTCCACGTCTCAGCGTATGCTTCTGCATAAGGTTCACGAGCTTGTGCTTCTCGTATCTCCTCTCTTGTAGGAATAGTTATTCCCCACTGGTCTGCGGCATGTTGGATAATCATTTCTATAACACTATCCAACTCAATTGATTTTTCGTTCTTTAAGTCGAAGTATTCAAATTCTTCGCCTTGAATATTAGATTTATGAATAGGCGCATAGACCTCTTCAAAATATCTGTATAATGCCCCTGGTGTTGGATGTGAGTCCAATTTCTCTGATATTGTCTTTAATACAACACCGAAGAGGTATTTCAATTGAGGTAATGAACGGTTCTTTGAGTTGTCATATATGAGGAAACCAAATTCCCCATCTGGCAAACTGTCTACAGCACCTTGAAGTTCATTGATGTCGGCACTACCTTCGTAGACATTGATAATGCCCTTCTTCTTAATCATCGCATGATGCTTTGTTTTGTTTTCTGTTTGCAAAGGTACAGTGAAAAACTGAAATATGCAAATGATTTGCAAACTTTTTACTCATCAAAAATCTAACATATTTCTAACCGACTGATAATCAGCCATTATGATATTTCAAATATTTCGTTTGAATAGTAAGTGAAACTATGTTTTTAACCTTTGTGCTACATTATACACTCGGTTTTACGAAGCAAATCAGTTATATCTTTCACATCATAACCAGCAATCTCATTAAGTGTTATTTTGTATAGCCTTTGGTTTGTAGTGGTTTTATCAAGTCCTCCATATTTGGGAATGTATGGCCCAATTTTGATATAATCAAATACCACGTCTCCCTTGTTCAATGGGTAAAACCAGCCTGGCAATTTAGATCTCCCAGAATACCACCCAATTTTTATGTCTGGAAGGTCGCTTCTTACCATGCAAGCTAAATCATATACGGCTTTTGGATTGCCATCGCCTCCCATAAAGCATATAGCAGTTATTCCTGTATTGCTTTTTATCAGCTTCTCTAAAGCAGCATAATCCAACTCTGTGCCTACATCACCAGCTAAATAAGGAGAGTGGCAACCCTCGCAATGACAAGGGCAACCACTCAGATTAATAGCTAATGTGATTTCGTCTGGCAGTTCACGAAAAACCACCTTCGTATCAACATATTTTAGCATACTCAAATTCCTTTACTGTATACACGCTTTCCAGCTTCAATTTGACGTTCAATTCCAAAATTCTTAATGGGTCGCAAGTAGCCAATGATTCTTGTGTACTGTGTGATGTCTGTACCACCACAACAAGGACACTGGCTTATCGGCTGCTTCACAATTTTACCACAGCTTTCACATTTAGAGTTTGGAATATTGAACGTGAAATAGCTTGTTCCATTTCTGATAGCAAAATCAATCAGCTTCAAATACTGCTGCTTACTCAAATGCTCTTCCAAATTGATATGGGCAGCAGAACCACCGTCTGTATACTGGTAAGTCTGATTGCCATGCAATACAAATTTGTCAAGCACAGAGGTATTGTCATGCGCCTCGTAGAAATATGAATTATACAAGTTTTCATCATCTGGAACCCAATATCCATCTGTCTTGTCCCATTCATAATTCTTACCACCAAGACCTTCCGCTGGCACAACCTCACTATTAAACAAGAAAGGTCGCTTCTTATCATGGATTGAGTGTTTCTTATTCTCTTCCTTAATCGTACCAAGGATTAGCTGCAAGAACGCAATATACTCTGGGTTGTTTGAGACCTCCAGCCCTAAGAATCTGGCAGCTTCATTCAAGCCATTGATGCCAATAGTAGAATAGAGCTTATTGACGTAGATGTAGCCGCCATTAGAAGCAGCGAACATTTTCTTGTCTTCCATATCATAGAGCATCGTCTTAAATGCAATATGGTACTTGTATACACGCTGGAGAATATTCACCAGACTGTCACGGATAAATGATGTATTTTCTCTCCAACCACCATGCAAGCCATAACTTTTCACGCAATCCTGGATAATGCGGTTAATATTCAAAGTAATGACATTGCAACTGCCAGTCATCACTCCTGTCAAACCAGATGTCGGATTGAAGGTGTTTTCTGCCAACTCATTGCGCAATCGACAGCAGCTCGCCAATGAGTCTGCACTTTCTGAAATGTAAGTAAAGAAAGAGTGACCTTCTGCATACATTTCAGCACACAAATCCTTGTACTCCTTGTCCACAATGTCATTGCCATCATGTACCATCGCAAATGTCTCAACTGGGAATGTCAACACTTGCTTCAGGCGAATACGATTAAACCACTTCATAAACAATCTCTGGAGAGTGTCGATAGCCTTCCACTCTGGCTTACTGCCATCTGGATAGTAGAACTCACCAAATAATGAATCAAAGTAGGTCTTATCGTAGTATGAAATGTTTGTGAATGGTGATTGGTAGCTACGGTTTCCTGCTGGCTGGTTGATGCCCCATACAAACTGCTTAAAGGCTTTTAGGATGTTGTCTTTTACAGTTCGATGGATTCCGCAAAACTCTGTGGTTGTCGGAGAATACAAATAGTCATACCACTTCTCACCGAACTCTTTAACTACATAGTAGTTGAGGGCAATGAAATATTCGCTAATTGCTACTGCACCTTTGCACTGCGAAGAGAGCAAGAAAATCAGATTAGTAATCTGACCACTGAATGACTGTAAATCATTAGGTGCTGAAGGTGTAACTCCATCAATATTACCAACACCTTCCGACATAAGTGGATAAAGACTAACTGCCATACAGTATTGCTTCAATACTGGCGTACTGGCCTCATCGTGACAATAAATGATATGATGATTCAAGTCCTTCTCATATTGTTTCGCAACTTCCGGGAATAGCTTGTTCAACTCGTCTTTCATTCTCTGTCGCTGGATTATACGGTTGGTGGTTTTATACACTTCTCCTTCCAAATTAGCGACATTCTTCATTGTCACATTAGCATTAGAGTCTGTTTCTGAAGAGGTGGCTGCATTATCTCCAGACATGCTGTATCTGTCCATGTAGTCAATACGTTCTTTGATAAAACGGCTTTCATTATGACGCTCACGATAGAGAATATATGCCTTTGCCACTTTATTGTAACCACAATCCATTAAAATGTTTTCCACTTCATCTTGAATTGTTTCAATAGAGATAATTTTTTCATCATCAAAAAGTTCAAAATTACCATAAATGGTTTTTGCTAATTCTTCATGGTAATTCTCACCTTGACTTTCAAACGCCTTCTTGACAGCTTCTATAATCTTGTTGAAGTCAAAATCAACGATTCTTCCGTCACGTTTTCTAACTTTATTAACCATTCTTTATTCATAGTTGTTTAGTTGTTTGAAGGAAGATAAAGTCCTCTTTGCTTTTCAGAGAACAAGGATGCGTAACTACACATTTCATTTGTAAATTCTGTTGTTTTATTAAAGCCACAACAGCGAGCTTCACCACACAGACCGCCACGATAGACGCATTTACGAACCATCATATCAGCCAAATCTGGGTCTACCTTTCTAATCTCGTCTTTAAGTGCCTGGAATACGATTCTTGTTTCCTTTGCGGCTTGCAAACACAACCGCAACTTTGCCATATCAATAAGCGACTGGGCATTAATGAGTAAACCAAGGTTTACAGGCGTGTAACGGTCTGAATTTTCTTGAAGCCATGTTAAATCATTGATAGCTTCACACACAACTGTGTTACGACCATCCTCATCCAGTTCTGGAACTTCTTCAAGCTGTTGCTTAATGTAGTCGATTTTCTGAATAAGCCCAGGATTACCACCTTGTCTATCCGAACGACAAGTCAACTGGAAGGGGACTGACCCGACATGGTGACGAAGAAGATGGGTAGAGATATACAAGGGGATTCCCTCGAATTTTACCCAAAAGAGTTGTGAACGTACTGGGGAATGTTCTGTTTTGTAGATACTGAGAAGCGATTGATGACTCTTCCCAATAAAGGTCATCTGACACGCTTCTCGCATGAGGTCGGCATCGGTTAGCTTTTTAACCGATACAACGAAATCTTTCATACGATATTCGTTAAAGTGAAAATAAAAATTGGGAAGATATACGGAATCAATTTGTGGAGCGCAAAGTTACAGCATTTTCTTTGTAAAGACGAAGGAAAGCCGTGTAAAATTGCTTTTAGACGGCTTTCCTGATACAATTTATATGTTTTTTAACATTCTACGCTTCTTTATATACGATATTTCAGTTATAACTGTGGCTTGTTTTGGATGATGCGTGTGACAACCTCGCTTTCTATATTCTATCAGCGCACGTCTGAATTTCGATTTACGAAATAAAGGGTTTAGCGACGCATATCCAAGTGCTTCTATCATATCCACATTAGGCTCACAACCTCCAGAAACATCCATAATAATGTCATATTCCAAAGGAGCTTCATGCTGGATGAAGTAGCCAAGCCGTGTCTCGTAAAACTCTCTACGCTTCGACTTTTTTTTCTTTCGTCTTCCGCTTTTTACGCTCTTTCTTTTCTGGTTCTGACGGTTGCATTCCGTTATTGGCAGATTCAGCAACTCTTGATTCTTTAACTTTGTCATGCTGCTTTCTCGCTTCTTGCTCATTACGTTCCATACCGTATGAGTCTTTAATAAAATTATGAATTTTCATTGTTATGCCATATATGAGAATGATAAAGATATTGTCTTACCGCAATGATTGCAGTAAATCACAGTACAGCTCTTGCTACCTCCAGCTATTTTGCAACCCCAATCGCAATTACAATCAAGTGATGCTCTGAAAGCCACATCATAACGTGGAGCAGAAATCTGGTTAGGCAATGTGAACATTGTTCTGCCAGTATGAACTGTTACAGCCTTACCTTGCACGCAAACATGATCACCGATTTGACGTGCATACAAGTCTGTTCCAGAAATCTTAATCCATCCTGTATCTGAAATTGTTTGCTGGAAGTCTCCAGAACGTGCTGCGCCTATGTTTTCACAGATTTTCTTCTTGTCCGCTTCTGTCTTCGCTATGTCAGCAAGATATTTGGAGATTCTTGGTACATCATCTAAAGCTCCAATGGCAATGGCTCCAATCTGACTACGCAATGTCTCCTTGGTGTTGTTTCCTGTAATAAATTGACTCAACCCTAATGTCTTGTCTGCGAATTTAGATTCCGCATCATTCTTAGAATACACAGATGTAACATCTGCCTTATCTTGCATCTGCGTTTTTAAGTCTGTTTTTTGCACATACTTATTGGAAAGCAGTACACCATTCTCCATAATGGCTGGGAGCAAATTAACAGCACTTAGACCATTGATACAGACATTTGCTATACGATTGTGTATATAGAATACATTATCAGCTGTTGAACTGAAACCAACATACGCCATCTGAGAGTCTGAAGCATCAAGCCAGTTTATAGTTTTTGACAAACTTGTATTATTTTGCTGCAATGTGCTATGCTTTAATACAAATCCTGTCGGTAATGCTGATTCTGCTATTAATGTGCCAGACAAATTCACAATGGAGTTTTTGCCATTTATAGAGATTATCGCATTTCCCTTACCATTGCCTATTACTGTATTACGATAATAAGCATTACCATCGCCATATCCTTTATAATTGATATACAATGTGCCATTATCTGAACCTGTACCCGAATTATAAATATGGTCAGCATTGCATGTTACACTTCCCATAACGCTCTTGCCTACCGTCAACGGTTGTGCTAAAGAGATTCCACTTTGGGAGATTGACATGATACTTGTGCCACCAATGGAAAATACATATCCTCTATTTGGGTCAAAGGCAAAATCATACACAGCACCAGTACCTATGTGTGACTGGATGTGGAAGACATTACCATCGTAAAACATTCGGCATACTGCTTCTCCTTTAATCAGAGAAGCACCGTCATTCATGCTCAATGCTCCTTGCACTTTAACTGTATTGCCAAATGTTACAGCATCGCCAATCGTTTGTGAACCTACAGAAGAGTTCAGCAACAAGGCGTACTTTCCAAAGAACGCATCGTTCAGTGTTCTTCCACCAACTTTTTGAATCTGGATGTATTGTGGAACATTTCCAGTCAGACTGTCTGTAATTGTTGGCATAGATGCACTTATAGAACACCCATAGACATTGCGTCCTACTTTGTCCGAACCACTTGCATACGCTACGCTCTCTGCTCTATTTGATTCATAGAGATATTGAGGCCACTTGGAAATTCCTGTTGCTCCAGAAAAGTATCGCAACTTTCCATTAAGATATACATAGCCAGCACTTATCGAAGTTCCATTGACTTCACAACCGCTTACTATGAAGTTGTCACATGCTGCAAAAATACTGGAAAATGCAAGTGCTAACTCTTGCAAATTTACTATATCGTCAACGTATGTGTAACGACCACCAGTTTGTGCGCTAAATTCTATCATCAGTCAAATACTATTTTATATGTTTTACCAGCTAATCTGTAACGCTCTATCCAATATGTAAGCATGGATATATAGGATTCTTTAGAAATCAAAGAGGTGTCTATCGCTGGCGTATGAACTATGAAACTGTATGTATTGGTGTCTATTCGCTCATTCTGATAATAAAAAGCCTTTCCTTTACCTTCTTTTTCCGTATAGAGCGATAAATTATCAGCTTGAACAATGTCGGCACTTTCGTTATACAGCGGAACGCCAAGCGTTGCCAAGTTGGTTATCGTTATACGTCCAGACTTTTGAAGGAAATATTTCTTAAACTTCCTATTCAAAAACCATGTGAATGGCAATATCTGAGAGGTCATTGATGCTTCTATTCTTTTTTCCGCTGCATATTTAGAAAAGTCTTTATTCAAGATTTGCAATGGTGACACTAACGCTTGCATCAGCAAAATCAGCTTTCTACCACCAATATAGTGTGGCGTAAGCTGATTTATGGTCTTGTCAAAGTTTATCGAATATCTCATTGCTGTTCTTCCTCTATTTTGAGTGTAATGGACTCTTTCCAATTCTGCAATGTAGCTTCATCACCAGACTTTGTGCTTTCTTTGATGTAACCGCTATTAGGAACAAAACAACGCTCCACACGCTTTTCATAACTGGTTACATTACCATCTGAACTGTGTGCGGTTGGTATCAAATTGTTGTCATCATCATACTGGGCAACGAAAATACCTTGAAAATCTGTAGCTCCATTATCTATATAAACGTCCACCACATGCTCTGCTGACTGGATTGCGTCTATGATTTTCTGAGCATAGACAATACCATTAAAATCCATACTACCGATATAGTTATTCAATGATTCTGCAATATTATTGTATACTTCATCATTGGTTACAGCACCGTCATGGTACACAGTTACACGAGGGATTAACACATCGCCTTTTCTGCTTACTACCTTTGCAGATGTACCAGCAAATATAATCTGGTTAAGATAAGCTCGTATCTTCACCATTTCATCTTCGGCTATCTGCGAATAATTACCTGGAACTCCAGTGGCAATTTTTAATAGAAGTTGCTTATCGTAAAATCCATCTTGCGATGATTCTGAATACGCAACCTTTGACACAACTCTCTTTGTCTCGTCAATAGCTGGATAAGAAAACGAAGTACCGTCATCGCTTATCTCCAGATCGTCACCAGACTGGTATTTCAATAACGCATTGGCGTAATAAGCTGGGGTTCCATTGATACGATTCTGAATATCCTTGGCAATATCTACTTTGAATACATCCATAATATTCTCAAATGCCCATATACATGCAGATGTAGTCCATGTTATAGCATCCAATATTGACATTTTCGAGGAATTTTGAAACTCTGTCAATTCCAGATGTTCATTTCTACAATCCTTTGCCAACGCATATATTTCTGATAATGTTCTTGCCATTATTCTCTTGTGTATGTCTTGTCTTTAATGTTAAACACCCAATTTCCTGCTTCATTCCAAGCATCTTCACCAAGAATGGTTTCTATTGCCTTCATACCTTTCTCTGTCGGCTCAGAAGTCAGATAAACTGTACAATTTCGCCTACTTCCATAATTGTCTACGATATACTGGAGATAATCGTCTAACACTGCAATGTCAGCAAATGTTACATGGCGCAAGTCAAGTATCTGCAAGCTCATGTCTCCTATTGGCAATAAGTTATCTATATGACAACCGCTTAAATCCACTGACACTGTACCGTCAAACAAGAATAGTCCTTGCAATGGATAGCTGTTTGAATGTGACGTATATTCGTCCACTATCATCGGTCGCATTAACATTAATGCGCCACCTAACTTGGTTGTATTAAGTTTGATAATCTGAAAATCGCCATATACCTTAATTCTGCGATTCTCTGTCACATTGTCAAAGTAATGCTCTACGATTTGTTGTTCCACTGCAAGCTGCACTGTCTCTATGTCTGAATTATCGCCCCAATCTATCAGCATCTTACCAGAACCGCTTACACTAAACGATGTGCTATGCTCATTGGCATCAACATCACACAGAAAAATCAATTCTTCTGTCGGGTGCTTCAAATATACATGACGTTCACGATTCGCTGGAATAAGATTCTTTTCATTGATTGCGCTCTTCATACCATCGTTGACTACAAAATAATCATGATATTCCAACTCCATGCCTGGTGTCAAATCTGTTTCCATATCCAACCAGTCATTGCTTATTAAGAGGTCGAAAAGACCTTCAATAGAGCCATATAGCAATAATGCTACATCAAATAGGTTCTGATTTGTTGTTACTTTATATGTTGCCATTATTCTTCTGTTGGTGTTGCATCCAGACTTAACTGGTGAGTGTCATAATCAAAAGATGCAGAATTGACAACAACGCCATCATCAGTAAATTCTGACTTAATTGTATCTGCCAATGCTGTGTAATCCATGTTGCCATTCGTCCAACGTATTAAACCGACACCAGATATAGGGTAACGGTAGTTGTTGGTTGGCACGCAAGCCAATAACATATTTGAGTTTTGCCTGTTGGCTTTCACGATTTTCAAGTCTGATTCAATTGCGCTATACACATTCAATATTCCTTTATCAAAGTGAAAATAATAATCATTGTCTGCAATCATCTTCAGCTGTGAAGCATAGATATTCTTGCGCCCCTTCGTTCCATATAGATTGCATTTGACCACAAACCATTCTGTGCCGTCAGCTGGGTTCTGGAGGTATTCATATAGTCCGTTTTCATATAATCGTTTAATCCGTACCATAAACTCTTTATAGATAGGGGTATACGGTATTGCTGCATAAACACCCTTATTATAGAGTGTATTTGCCGACAGGTTGCTTGGTACGATAATCTCGCCATATATATAACGAGACAATCCAGTGGGGTTTTGTACCCACTGGAAATCTCTCAACAAATAATTGTTCTTGGATGGCAATGTTATATCGCCTGTTCCAATATGTATTTCTATATCTTTACGCATTAATATGTGTGATTTAATATCTGATAACGGAAGCCATCTACTTTGCTAATTAACACTTGTACACTATCGCCTTGCGCCATTGTATAATTTATTAAATCTTCGTTGTGGTTGTAAATGCCTTTAAGAGTTATTGGCAATGAACCTGTACGAACACGGAATATCACTATCGTAGCAAAATCATCTGGTAATTTACTTAAACCGAACTTATATGCCACAGAAGATTCGTCTGGTAGCTCTACCTCTAAGCCAGATGATTTCTTTTTTTGAAAATACATCAAAATCACATTGGATTGTGAAAAATCAATAGAGTATGTGGAAGCATTAGGATCAAAAGTCAATAGTTTTGCTTTAGTATTTATAAACGCTGGAGCCATTAATGCCGCATTTGATAAAATACCATAGTTTTTTGTCCCTCCTGTCACATCAATAAAGAGTCCATAATTTGCTTGGTCAAATCCATACTCGCCACGAATATTTGGGGCTTTATTAATAATTCTTCCAACTGCTGTAAAGGCCCCACCACAACTTAATGGGATAACATCATTACCAAACATAACGTAGCCTTTTTTACCACCAACCTTAAAAAAGTCTTTATATATTGAAAGAGCTGCCCATGCGTCATCACCTTCTTCTGTTGCGGTAGAGACTACACCTATATGGGTACTATGTATTTCTATACCACCTATTTCTCCGCTATTCGCTTGTATTTTGCCCTTGAATACCGCCAATCCATCTTTTTCCCATGTTATATTGTTATTTGCCAAATACCCCGAACCGTCCTGTTTCAACGCCCAAGAATTACCATTGGACAATAGTTCATCTGCATTTATCAGACTTGACTTAATTGTACCAGTTACTATTTGGTCTGCTCTGAGCGTACCAGTATAAATGCCATGACTGTCTATTGTAGTTGTGACTTTATCTGAAGATGTTGCATCATACACAGTAGCGTATGCGACCTTCCAAGTCACTTCTTTAATTTGTATAGTCTGTTGCTGAGTAATATCATCAATCCAAATGGATAAATCGCTCTCGCTATTGCCTCCTGTGTTAATCTTTTGCTTGTCAGTATCATTGTGCTTTAATGCAAAATGATTGATTGTAGAGAACGTTCCTGTGCTGCCACATTTTACAATACAAATATACTCTTCATAACTTCCTGTTCCAAGCGTAGAAGTTATCCACGTTGTCTTGCCATTGTCTCCATATTGATTATGAGCATTTTCTATCATCCATCCTTCTGGGATTTTTGCGACAATCTTAACGATAAACTCACCGTTTGCTCGTGACTTATTCGCAAAATAGAAGCCACAAACCATCCAATCATTGTATGACTGCCAGCGGTTACAAGAAATCTCCATAACCTTTTGGGTGCTATTTGGTGCTGTTGTGTCATTTACTATCTGTCTCTTGGCTGGAATGTTCCCATTAGAAACGCTTGAACCACCATACAAATCCTTTGTGGTTGTGTAATTTATAGTTCCATTATTTACAGACATGTCTGTCACAATACCCAATAAATCACCACTGCACTCAAAGATAATCTGAATGGTGTCAGTATTTTCAACATCGCTCTTGACAGGCATAATCTGTACTTTCTTTCCATTTTCTAACACAATGCCAGGTGAATAAGTGCTTGAAATACTACCATCGCTGCTTATTATATTGACAGTTCTTACCAATACACCATTACCATAAGCATACAGTCCATATTGCTTAATCACATTGAGCAAATTGCCTGTTGAGACAGCAATTTTTACATTAGAGTCAAAATTCCACGGATAGAGGTGTGTATCATTCCATTTACCAAGTGTAAATTCTGGGTCACGGAACAGCATCTGACCAAAAGCTATCTTTTGAGCAACGCTGGCTGCTGAATTTGCTTTATCTATTCCGTTAGTCCAATTCAAACTTACGCTATTTGAAAATTGCACTTCTCCATTCTTATCCCACAAAATGTTACCACCAGCAATTGCGCCAGAACCATCAGCCTCCAGTCTCCATTTGTTGCCACGAATACCTGTACCGCTAAGTGTCATACTTCCAGCTGCATCTGTAAATGAACCAGCGTTCACCTTCTTAGAACCAACAAACAAAGCGTTATTCTCAATATTCCAGTTCGCAATGGAACTTACTCCATTACTTCTTAACTTGAATATCTTATATCCGTTTTGGTCGTATGCAGCGAACGAAACCCCATCTGTTTTGGTTTTCATATAGATACCGCCATGAGCATCTATATAGTCAGTCAAACTGGATGATGCCAAGTTATTGAAGTCTGTGCCATCAGCCACCGACATAAAGATACCAGCATTTGCTGTGTCTGAAATAATGGCTACATTGGGGTTTGACAGTCTTTTAGCGTTAAGATTCCAGCCTACCATAGATCCAGACGATTCTGTAAATTGCACCTCTCCTTTAAGGAACGACACCGAACCGTCTGTATCTATATACCAACTATTACCTCTCATGCCTTGCGAGCCGATTGTTATATCTCCAGATGACGCTGTGTGTTTCTTCTGCATATTAACCTTTGCGCCCATATACAAAGAGTCTGCATCAAAGCTCCAACTGGCAATTCGATTAGTTGACCCAAGCGAAAAACTGCTTTGTATCATGTAAAGATTATCGCCTACGCTTTTTCTTGGCAAATAACCTTGCAAACCATACGAATTGGCATTGTTATAGAACATATAGACACCGCCATACTGCTGAACTGAACCTTTAATATCATCAACATCAAAGATGTTAGCTCCACCAACACCAATGATATGTTTTGCACTATTCAAAGCAATATTAGTGTTGTACAGCACATTTTCATCAATAGTCCAACCTCCTACATTGCCACTGGATGCTTTAATGCTTCCTGTGAATACAGCACTACCGTCACTATTCAACATAACATTACCTTTTGCAAAGGTTGCACTGCCATCTTGGAATAACGACCACACTAACTCATTCTTATTGGTTCTATAAAAGAGGTTGCCATCAGCACCAAGGCTAATTGTTCCGTTTTCATTTGATGTTGTAATACAATCACTTAGCACGTTCCAACCACCAAGCATTGCTCCTTTGGCGTTTATATGAAATACATCTTTACCCTCTTTATAGCCATAAATACCAGCCGTATTTGTATCATCTGGCCCGATATAAACGCCAGTAAGTGTCTTCAATCCTTCTGCATTTTCCACTTTCTTGCCAACAAATATTTTTGGCGAAATCAAATAACTATCACCTATTACAGTCTTATTGCTCTCCCAATCCAGAATCCAATCCAACATTGAAGTTTCTCGTATAACAGAATAGGTGAACGTCACATCAGCCACAAACTCATCATCTGTGGTTATAGTGAATGTTAAAGCTCCACTCAATACATCTGAAGGGATGCTGGTAAGTCGTATACGTTTCGTGTAAGCATCTATCGCTATTTGCTGATATGTTATAGCAGTATTTGAGAACGAAGCCAATGTCAGCTTGAACGTATGTTTTTCCTCTCCACGAACTACAGTAATGTCCGTATAGGCGTTTGTCAAATCTGGATTGGTTCCGTCAAAATCTGCTTTGATAGCGCATGAATCTGGAGTAAACAACACGGAATACGCATCATTTACATTTACCAGAGTTATTGAACCTTTTGCTATTGTTGCCATCTTGATTTCTATTTTATAAAAGAATAGGAAAGCCAATTCCACCAAAGGGCATTAGCTTTCCTATAAATTAGAAGGCACTGGACGTTAAATTGAGGATATGAATTTGTCCGCAATTTCCTTGGCATGTTTCCTCCAGGCTTGCATTTCCTTAAACTCAGCCAACGATTCCTCATCGCCATCGTCCAGGAGGTAGTTGTTAATCACAGCTGTCATTTCGTCCGAAGAATATCTTGACTCAATGATTTTAGAAATAACAATATCTCGGCTATAATTGCCAGCTGGAAGTGTAACGGTCAAATAGCTGTATTTTCTGCCTTCTGATCGTTCTCTTTTGTTCAATTCTGCTACATCAAAATTGATGGTGTATTCATTGCGCCCAAGGTTTCTGTTACATACGATAAACTGAGGCTCGACATCTGAATACTGATAATTCATGTTCATTCTTCTGAAAGTAATTTACGAGTTAGTTTATATTGATTCTTAATACATACTTTAGCGAATTTGCCTTCTACATAGCAGCATTTCCAAAAGTATGTGCAATTCTTGAATAATTTGCGTCTTATTGCATAGCTGTTGCAATGTATCAAGAAACCGAAATAGCTATTCAAGGCGCATACTATTTTGTCCAAATTATAATAGGCTTCTAATTCTTCATCTGGGGTTGCCATAACTGCCGCCTTGCATATTCTCTCTGCTTCATTAACACGATTAACCAGATTGCCAACTGTGCGATTGCTAAGATATATTCTGTCATATTTAATCACGCTTCCAACGAATTTCACACCATGCTTTACTTCTTGCAAATAGAACTTATCGTGATGCAATGTTAGATGCAGCTTATTCTTCAAATACAAATCTGCCATTCTATACATCTTTAATATGTTGGCTTTCTTACGCCCTGTAATGCAAAAGTCATCTACAAATCTGACATATTTACATTTGTATCGTTTACATAGCCTCAACATATATTCATCAAAGAATGACATATAGAAATTGGCAAATAATTGACTGGTAAGATTTCCGATAGGCATACCAATCAAATACTCTGCATAAAATAAGCTTTTATTGTGTTCAAGACGTTCAAATAGTTCTGTCTGACCCTTCTTTATACAGTTTTTCTGAGGTTCATGGCGCACAATGACTTGTACGAGATATATTAATGTGTCAATATCATCACCTTTATAGTTCTCTTTTATAAATGGTATGAGTATTTCTTCCAATATCTTGCAATCAATACTCATAAAGAAAGAGCATATATCAAAACGGCCAACGTATGCAGTGTATCTATAGCCGCCACTCACATCGTACATCTGGGTGGCGAGTCGCTGCACTGCTTTCTGTGTTCCAAAGTTCTTTCGGCAATTATACGACACGTTATTTTGAGACTGGAATCGCTCTTCAAATAGTGGTTCCAATCTCAAACAAATCCAATGCTGCACGATACGGTCTCTAAAATTTGCAGCAAACACTTCTCGCAATTTAGGTCTGGTTACACAAAAACAAATGCTTACCGTAGGGTGGTAAGCACGTTCTTTTACTTCAGTTGCGAGCAGGGGTAAATCTTCTTCAAAAATAAGTCGATATAGAGTGCATTGAGTACTGGTTTTCTTGCGTTTACAACAATCGTAAAAAGCAAATAACCAACTTTGTATATCTTTATCAGTTGCGGAGACTGCCCTCATAACGTAGCTGTTGTACTTGTTGTTGTTGTTGAAGTTACCACTACCGAAGTTGACGTTCCATGCGTTCCAACTGTTGTTCTCGGAACTACTCCAGCGATTAGAGGACTGTGCTGCGCACACTATCTTGTTCTTAACTAAGGCATTTACCCCAGTGGTGCGCCCATTTAATAAATATATACCACTTGTTTTCATTCGTGAATGTCAACAGGGCCAATGCGTGTTTCTACTTTCTTCCTCCATTTACCTAATTCAGTCATTATCTTATTCATAGATAATGAGAATACAGATAATTGGCGATCATTGAGAATATGGATTGTAGCACTTCTATCAGAGTACTCTTTGAGTATCTTCACCGCTGTTTTCACTTTGGTCATGTGTAGCAATACCATATCAATGCAATCTCTAACATCATTCCAGTTCTCTGATTGCAATCCCAACGCAACAGAAGTAAGTGCATCACTCATATTAGTAGTACACTCTTCTGCCAAACAACGAAGTGCAATTATTTTCGGAACTCGTGCTGATACAGGGATAAACCATATCATCACATTTTCAATGGAGCGATATATAGATGATTGCGCTGCTTTCATATTTCCAGTATTTTAATACACGTCTATATCAGACTTAATTATATATGTTTACTTACGAATAGAGTCTTAGCTTATTAAGGTTTACAAACAAGTAAGAAATTTAGACCCGAATGTAAGATTCGGGTCTAAATTTCTCTAAAATGCGGAGACTGCCCTCATAACGTAGCTGCCGCACTTGCCGTAGCTGCCGAAGTTACCACTACCGAAGTTGACGACCCATGCGCCCCAACTGCTGCTCTCGGAACTACTCCAGCGAGTAGAGGACGTAAAATCAGTCATCTTGCCAGAAGCTAATGCTGCCTTAAAGATGTTCTTATCATCATCCTTACCTCTTTGATAATACCAATACAAACGAGCAAGCTCGCCAGAAGAAGGTAAATACCAATTGTGTGCCTTGAACCTATCAGCCAACTCTTCACCTTCCAACAAGCCTTTAGGTTCGTATGCGTAGCAGTATGAAGCTGCTGGATAATAGTATTGCTGATATTTCGCTGCACTCATATTGGCAATTATCTTTTCAATACACTCACGGACATTTTCAATCTCTGTTTGAGTAATTTGGCTATTCACATACTGTGCGGACGGAATAGGGTAAGATATAGAATCCAATATCTGATTACGATGCTGGATGATTGCCAATGTGTGCTGCTGACCGCTTGGAATCTTTTTATCTCCAACATATCCAGCTCCAATCATACTCTTCTGCTCTTCTGTTGGCTTGACTAATTGCAAGTCTCCAGCTCCTGTATTGGCGGCAAATCCTGTCTTGAATCCGTACTTATCGCCATTATCTTCATCACGATAGTTATTGTCTCCAATGTACCAAACAGAATTATTATCGGAGCGTGGCTCCAAACCAGAACTTCCAAAGTCAGTGATGCCTGCAACATTATATGCGTCATTCATGCCTTCAATTTGAATACCAGAAATCACATAATTGTTCATATAATCAGGGTCTGTATTACCAGTATATCCGAACAATCCCCAAGGACATGATGTTGCACCATTAAGACATTCCATGTCTTTCAGTGCTACCATTCTTCGGTCTGGAGTGCCATCACTATTATTTTCAGCTCCAATATAAAAACATATTCCAATAACTGTCTTCAAAGGATTCAACATATCGCTATATGTACCATCTGAATACACATAATCGCCCAACTCTGCTTGGCGGTCATACAAATACAATGGGAAAGTTGTTTCCATTGTTCTGTCTGTAGTTTCCACAACACATTTTAGTGTAACAGTCAAAGCCGTTGTTGAAATCTTATTGCAAGTAACAACACCTGTTTTCTCATTCACAGAAGCGTATGCAGATGTTGTGAGTGACCATTTGATTGACTTGAAATTGTTAGCATTTGGACTATTTGGAATCAGCGTAAACTGACGAGAACCAGCCTCTCTGAACGTATTATCACCAGCAATCTGTATGCTACTGATTGTGCGCTGGACGTATGAAATAAACAACGAATTGCTTTGCGAGTCTATGTCGCCAAAGCGTTCCATAAGTTGCTTTTTCAATTCAAACGTCATATATTCACTGGCTGCAAGCGTAATACTTCCAGTAATTTTCAAGTTATCAATAGTGAGCAACCACTTCAGCAAGTCTATTGTGGCGTTCTTCCAGTCCACGTCTTTTACAGTAAGTGCTTGCAACATTCTGGATGGATCTGTCTCATTATGTTTTGCATCATACAACTCTGCAATCGTCTGGTACAAATCCAACTGACCAACATTTTCACCAATAATAAATGAGGTCAAATAATCGTATGCGTCCAATGTTAATTTAGACAATTTCGGCAAGTTATTGATTTCCAATGCTGTAAGATAGCCTCCAAGCTGTATGGATGTCAGCAACTCTGAAGCTGGGAATTTAACACTTGTTATCTTGGTGTCCCGAATGTCAACTGTCGATAATCTGGTGCAAACCGATAAGTCAAGCTGGCCACCTAACAATTTCTCACCTTTCAGCGAAATGTTCTTCACCAAAGCTGTAGTAATATTCAATCTGGTGGGACGGAACTCTGGATTCCCGATTGGATTAGCGATAATCTCTACCAGTCGCTCACCTTGTAATGAGAAGTCATTTGTCGGCTTTACAGATAAGTCACCAATATTACCAAATGAACGATAATAGTTGCCGCCTTTCAATCCGCATACTGTATCTCCCAAGTTACCACTATTGTCAATGACAAAATGATAAGTCTCAAACGGCTTTACTCTAACATGAGGATTGCGCAAAGTCTGACCAACTCGTGCTGTTGGGTAAAGATACTGGTGTGGCGTTACGTCCAATATTGCTGTTGGTGCGCTACCATCTATTCTTGGATAAGTATTGAATCCAAAGCCATTGCCACCATTCAAGGCAAACTCACCATAAGCAGCATACGAAGAAGCATATACAAGTCTACGTTTCATGTATTGCTTTTCAGCTTGCAACTGGTCTCCCAATGACTGAGAGATAGGCTTCACATTACGGTCACTGACATATTCCAGCATAGTTGGGTACTCATAACGAATACGAGCTGTCTCATTAAACGCTACGGCTGGGAAGTACTCTTGAATAGAGAAGAAATACTTTTGTATACAACCCCAAGGTGACTTTTCAATACCTTTCTTCTGGTCTTCTGCGGTAATCAATCCTGCCATTTCATTCAAAATGGTGTTCATCATATTAGCCAATTCGTTATTGCCACCTTCCCACATCAATTCAATCAGATTGAAGAGTACGTTACCACCGCCTTCTGTATAGAGTAATTCGCCCTCATCTGAATATGGATGCAAGCGGTCTATATAATACGGTTTTATCTGATAGCCAGAGTTATCCGTCTTGAAGATGGTGTCCAAATCGTCTTGATGCAGTTCGATCAAGTGCGTAATCGGATCAAGTGCGTAATATGTATTCTTAGAGCAATTGTCCGTTCCTGCTATCAAGAAATTTACAAAACAGTAATGGAACTGCAATGATTTCTTGTTAAAGTAGTCACCGATTTCTCCCCTTGCTTCTGCCACTATAGCAGAAATAAATGCAGTGTTAAGTTCCGACCATGCGCCAGTAGCTATATTGCTAATAGCACTATTATACAACGTCTTTAAGTTTTTTGTTGCATATCCGCTTGGATTAGATGAGTCTGGCAGACCAGCTGGAACCCATTTATTATCAACAAAATCATAACGTACCACATCATATAATGATGCACCACCTCCAGCTTGTGTCATCCAGTATTGATAAGAAGTGTCAACCGTAGTATCATCCTGGAAAGTGGAGAAGTTGCTATCTGTATATGGCTTAATGCGTGGATTGTGCATAAAAAGCCAGTTCCATGCAGTCTTGTAATAATCGGTAATCGTATCTAATGGCTGTCCTTTTACATGCCCCTCATCATCCGATTCCTTGTATGTAAGACCAGCATCAAAGTCTATATTACCATCGCCAGCATATTCAAAATACTCTTCATCAGCATTATATATCACCTTATCGTCCCAAGGAACACGCATATCCGTCAAAGGCTTATTGTTGTCTGAGCCTTCCATCATGGCGAAGTCTGGGAACTTATCAGACGAATATCCCCATGTCTTCTTATCCATCTTACCAGGCCCGAATGTACCTAAACCGTGGAATACAGGTTCTGAATCATCTGGAGTCTGGATGAAGTAAAGCACAGGACGCTCCAATACAGCAACTCTTGCTTTTGGATTCGCCTTTTGCATGGAATTTTGACCAGCAATCGCTGTATGAAGCAAGTTGTAAAGCTCTGTTGCACCTTGTTTATGGCTCTGCATAGATGAAGCATAATTGATTTTCAATACCAATTTAGTGGCAGCTGGAATATCATCGGTAAGCTGATAGGCATTGCCTCTTTCATCACCATTACCGTCTACCCAACCGTCATCGGTTATTTTATTACCATCATCGCCTTCCATCTTGTCAATACTCCACTGCTGATTCCACCAATAGTAGGTTTTTGCAGTAGAACCTTGCCCCTTATCTGGAAGTTTACCATATTTCTTGCCAATAGTTCCGCTATGCGCATTGTCTGGTGTGCCATCTTCATTCAGTAAGGATATTTCCAACCATCCTGTCTGATTATTAGTGGCAAGACGATATGGCTCGTAGCCATGCCATACAAGTACGTTATATTTTTCCTTGGCAAGCGCATAGTTTATCTCACCGTTTTGTACAATAGCATTAGCGTTATGGAAAGCGATTTTATTTTCAGATGTAGGCAATGTACTACTATAGTCTTGCATACAATCATCAGAAGACAAGGCTTTCTGATAGCATCGGATTGAATAGATGTCTACATCTGCATCGTCTTGCCCAATCCTAATACCGCCATGTCCCATAGATGAAATAAATTCGTTTGCTGTTGCTGTATCAAATGGGAACTCTCTGTTCAGAACGCCATTGATAAACACACGCACAAGAGATACTGTTGTTGAATTGGTAGAAGAAGAACGTAAGGCATGAACTACATTGATAGCAATGTGAGTGCGTACATTCTCCATCCAACCAAAGTTCTGGTCTGCCTCAGTTGACTGAGTAACTGTATTTATATAGCCATCAAGCGGACGCATTAATAGTCCAAGCGGATTACCAGTTGCCTGGATGATCGAACAGCATTGAATGATAGGGTCTGACTCGTTGGTTACATTACGAATCTTAAAATCAAGCTCCAATGTCATACTTGATGCTGTATTGTTCTTAAAATTCCCCCAAGGCTCATAAGGTATTGTTACCTTTTGTCCAGCCAACACACGAAGAACGCTCTGCTTGTCTTCAGCTTTAATCCATCCGTCATTTACAAATCCAAAATTCTCAAATTTAGCTCCAGACAATTCAACATTGCCTTTTGCAGCATTTAAGATTCTGGCAGGATTTGGTTCGCTATTGTTTCTTACCTTTGGGTTCAAGAAGAAATCAGCACCACTTGTAGGACTAAACTTCTCTGTATTGTCAACGGTTATGATTTCAGATTCTACCCCTGTCGATTCCTTCAAGAAATTATATTCTTTACCGCCAACAACTCTGTAAATATGCAAATAAGAATAAAGAATGTCATCGGAATCATTCTCCACCTCAACTGTTGTTTCTACAGAATTAGGCGTATTTGGTGTTGTCTCATTCTCCAATCGCAAATACTCTGTCACATTGTCATAATCGCTCATAACAATAGCAATGCTCATGGCTTCACTATTCGGATTATAAACTGCATAGTCGAACAACACAATCTGCTCATAATTCACAACCTTTGTTTTTAGGTTCTGAACAAGCAAATAAGGGGTCATATCCTCTTCATTTACAACAAGCATGAACGAGTTGACAATATGTTCTGATTCAAGTTCCTTTCCAGAACCATCTACGCATGTTACCCATGCCTCAACCGTATGAACTCCATGATTGATAATCTTGACAGTTTGAGAGCTGGTGTCATTAATTGCTGCTACTGTATATGCAGAAGTTGTGTAAGTGTTTGTGCCTATAGAGTAAGCAATCTCTCTGAATCCATCTTGACCATCAGTGGTTTTACCACTTACCTTCAAATGCAACGTCTTCTTTACGCCAGCACCATATATATAATAAGATGGCTGGAGGTAGTCTGTGGTTACAGGGTGGTAATACTCTGAAGCCAACTCTACCCTTAATGTAGTAAGTACAATTGATTCAAAGATTATAGGATTTGATTGAGTGCCGAATCCTTCATCGTAAATGTATGCACGCACACGATTACTACCAGTTGACAAATAACTGGTAATGTCAATTTCATCATAGTCAGCTGCGATATTCTTGGAAGCCATAGCCATTGTGCCTTGTGTAGTCCACTGACCATTTGCATAGGTCTGAATGTAAAGCACACCGCTATTACCTGTATCGTAACCAGCCGATGTACTGGTATACAATAAGTGCAATGTGGCTTTACCTGTAATACTTACCATAGATTTCAAATCGTCAGTTGTTTTCAAACTGACTTCAGAACCTTCGGCTGTATAAGGCAAAGTCACAACGCCATCAACAGGCTTGTACTCATTGGTTCCCATCTTCACCACTTTAACACTGGCTTGATTCTCCTGCACAGCTTGCACTAAGGTGTTCCATTCATCAGAAGTCACCTTCTCATTGGCTGGAACGGTCTCCGTTGCTGCTTGCTGGCTGGAGTTTGGCTGCTTGTTAAGCAGTTTTGAAATGTCTGTTGCCATAATTTTTATTGAGATTTTTGTTCACTGTATAGATGAATAGTGATTCTCACCATTGGCAAAGGGTAGAAAATCTCAATTATTTTATCTCCACCCAACAATTTGTCTGGATGGAGATAAATATTAAGCAAGAATAACAGGGAATGTATATGGGAATACTGAACTTCCGTTCTGTAATTCGCATACAAACAGGTCACTGCCTGTAATCTTATATCCCAATACTATTTCTTGTTGTGTTCTGTCAATTGCTGCTTGGAGAATGTTACCATTAGCATCCTGTTGCTCATTCCACCAACCATCAACTTCATTCTTTACATCTGGCAAATGAAATTTCTTCCAAACAAATGTAAAATTATCTTTGACATACTGAGGGTCAACCAGCTTGCCTTGATAGTATACATCTGCATGAAGTATAGTTGAGCAACTACCATTCTTAAATGACTTTCCTTGATTGGAAGTCACTTCCACGGTATATCCAACAATATGTTGCTTACGAATAGTAAAAGTGTCAGTATATGTATTTGCACCTATTGTTACTGCACATTTTAATGTTAGCACACTACCATCATTCCACATAGACGAATCTGGATAGACCACATACTGCTTGGCATTTGCAGATTTTATCTTAATCCATTCATTGTCTTTTAAGTAGTACCATTGACGTTGGCTGGATGTTGATGTTATATTTTCTTCTTCAATATTAAGTGTTATCGTCTTGGGATAAAACTCTGTAGCTGAAGAAGATTCATCGCCCATCATAGTAAATGTGTCGGCTCCGTTGATTTTAATGGACTTACTGGAAAGCTCTTTGCGAACGGTTGAGTCCAAGTTTGACCAATTCAATGTTACATTCTCACCAAAAGTAACCTTACCATCGCTATCCCATTCAATATTCATATTTGCGAGATAACCAGAGCCATCTACTCTCAATAAGAATGACTTCGTGCGTGTACCGATACTTCCAGCTCCATCAAAATTTAATTGAAGTAATGGGTTTTGAATTGTGCCACCAATACCACCACGGCTAAACCATGCACCATAATCTTCACTGAATTTAACTACTTCATCTGTCGGTTGGTATTGTGTAACTGTCTTGCCTTCCTCCAATTGTGGTGCTGACAGATAAACAAGCTCTTCTGCTCCATCTTCATCGCCTTCAAAGGTTGGCGCAAGAGATATAAGCAATGGTGTATTATCATCAGCTCCTCCATAAAGTTCAAAGGTTACGCTTTTCCTTTCCCAAGCAAGACATTGATTGGAAGAGAATCGGAAAGTGCCGACAACATGACTGTTCTGCAAGACTGAAATCTGACATGCTTTCTTCGCATATAGCCAAAATGAAAGGCAATACACCTTACCGATATGCTCTTTCAACCAGCTTGCTTCTTGCGCCTGTATCTCAACTTCATTGGAAAATGAATACACCTTACCGACACCACATGGTGCTGTGACATCTTTATTTATGTCAATTCCAGACGTAAAATTGACATCCAATGAGTTCAAAAACGCATTGCGATGTATCTTTCCAGCGTAGAATGTTGCTGCAAATCCATTCTCATCACCAGCTGTCAGTGTGCCAGAGACGTGAGCAGAGCCAGAAGCGAAAAGTTTCTGGAAATAACCACCATAGCTATCAAGCTGTCCGAACACAGGGTCTACAAGTCCAGATAGCTTGCCAACACGAATTTGGCTTGCATCGTTAAAATTAGTCAGACTGGAGAGCAATATAATATTGAAGTCAGCAATTTCAACACTATCATCGTGGTTGAAATTACACTGTAACTTAAATGTGCGCAAATGTCTTCCAGACCAATCTATCGTAACTACATGGAGCTTATATTGCCATTCTGCCGTTACTGACACATCGAACTCTGCATCTGTATGTTCACCATTAGTATAACCCAATGATGCTTTCCATGTTTGTTCACTGCTTCCTTTAATTTTATATGATATTACAACACGATTCGGATTTGCAACATATTCATAAAAATCCTGAGAGATACCAGTTGGCACATTATCCTCTACAACAGATACACCTAACTTTAACACACGATTGTTGTCTTGCTGCGTGTCTTTGTACTCACCGTATGCCTTACCTTTATTGATTATGACATACTGTGATTTGGGGTCTTCATAATCTGTACTTACATCTTCTGGCCAACACAAACTCTGATTTCTACCAATTCCATCTATAACGTCCATATATGGAGACTCTTGATCCGAAGCTGTCAGATATAATGCCCCCGAACGTTCTTCGTCAAACAGATTGGTTATTCTGGCAAAGTCAAGTAATTGGTCACTGGATGGCGCATCACCTTCCAATAATGCTCCAATGAAATAATCTCGTTCTACTATCTCTTGCGTTTCTTCATCAACAACAGTTTCTTTACCGTATGTTAATACACACATCAAGGAGTATATGAGATTTTTGCCGTCAAAATATTGCCGTCTTACTATATCGCCAGTCTTCAAACCTTGCGTCTTCTTGGTATCGTGACGCAATGACACCTTGTACTTCTTATAGTTGAATAAAGCCATTTATAAAACTTCTTCTACGAGGTCTCCAGAACAAGCATCACTTACCCATAGAGAGCCATTTGTAACCGATATTTTCTGGACTTCCAGTTCATATATGCGCATCTTCTTACGCACAGTCAACTCATCAAATGTTGCTGCATAGCCACCATATAGCTTGCTATTCATTACAGCCCAGCCATATCCAGCAAAGCCGCTTGCAAATCTCTGGGAGCTTAATGTACCTGTGAAATAAGCATTGCCTTGATGTTTTACGCCATCTGCAACACCTTCCAGATAAACTGCATCAGCAAAATACAACACATTCTCCGCAAGCCGTGTCTTGTATTTTTCACTGGAAATTGAGAAAGCAGAAGATTCTATAGGTTTTGATAATCTAAAGAACTCTGCTTCTGTGTCAAGCTCCAATGTAGCAGACCATTCCGAACTTTGGTTCTTAAACAGTGATTCGGTCTGAATGTATCTAAAACTGAATGGGATATGTTCTGTTTTTTGCACATCATTCAACACTCGTATATATGGTAATGAGCCGTATAGTATGGTGTTAGTATCATCTGCATACATGTTGGGTGCTGTTTCCAGTTTGCCGAAACGAACCTTCTTATAAAAGGCAACACCACATTCCACATCAGAATTATGGTACGTTCTCAATACAGTATCGCCCGATGCGCTACACCCAGCTTCCAATGAGTTTCTAAAATGTCCATCACCATACTGACTGATAATTCTATACGAACTGTTGTAGTCCCAAATCTCTGTCTGAAGTGATATTCGTGTGGTTTTGACTTCTCCGTCACTATCTCCAAGGTTCATTACCTTGCCTGGTGATGCAATGGATATGATGTTACTATTCTCACCGCCTCTCACCTTGATGATATACGATTCTCCAAACTTAATACCACATGTCGGGGCTATTACAAGGTCTGAAATCAATGCCACATGACCAGTTTCTTTATTAGCATCATCCTTGACAGAATACAACATTCTCTTGCCATATTCACCCAACTCAAAACCATATAGGGCTTTCAAGCCACCTTTTTGCTCATACGAGCCTTCAACAATGAGGTCTCCATACACATGAGCATTTTTCATTGTCCAATCAGTGTCCTTGTTGTTGCAGTTACCGCTATGGTAGAACTCATTCTCGCCCATAGATATACCATTCTGCGTTATCTTAAAGTCACCAATTGACAGCGAACCATCAATGCTAACTTCACCAGCAAATTGGATGTTCTGATATGCAAAATTTAACTTATTGTCTGCAATCCACATAGTCTGGCTTTCCCCAAAATATAAGCCAGCATCCGACAATACAAGCTTTCCTGTAACAGTCTCATCTTCATCAACAATAATATTTCCATAGACATGAGCAACTTTCTTATCGCTCGCATCTATTGTAACATCTAAAATCATCTTATTGTCATATCCTGCTTGGAAGCCATACAATGCCCCAAGCATACCTGTCATAGAATCACCAGAACGTGAGATATAACCAAGGCCACCGCCTCCTCCACTACCAGAGCCACCACTGCTTACTGTTGAGATAATGGCATTTGCCATCATGTAAGCAGAGTTTTTCATTAATATCTGCGAGTATTCAGCAAGTCCTTCCGCTATTTTTTCATTGTTTATAGATCCATCTTCATTCAAAGGTGGGTTTTCCGAATAATCTGGCGCATCTACTTTATTCGCTTCGGTCATGCCCTGGAAGAAACGACTATACAAATCATATAAGCTGGACTTCTTATCCAAGCTCTCTTCATTGAAATTTAACTTTGCTTCTGCCATTATTTCTGTACTTGTACTTTCTTGGTTAAAAATCCGCTATGCGAAGACTTGAACGAATTAATCTTTGATTTCAAAGCTATGAACTGTGCCATATTCAGAGGTGGTTGTGGGCCAAGTTGTGTGGTTGTCTTTATCTGACTGATATAGCCAACAATATCCATCAATATGTCTGCTAATTGACCGCCAAGCACTGCATCATCAGTTCCACTGTCACTGCCCAAATAAACCGTTCCGTCTTCCACCTTTACTTTAGAACCTCCAAATTTCATAGTGCTTTCACTGCCATTCAGTTCCAGCTCTGCTTTATCGTGTGCTGCCCTTATCTTATCATGGTTCTGGATATATTCGCTCTCTGCATCGCCAACAGCTGCGTATATTTGATTGCCATCCATAGATAATGATGACTTATTTTTATCATCTTTATCTTGAACTTGGGTCACGATAGAATTTTTCTTGTATGTTGTTTGAGAATATACACCTGTCTCTTCCAGTTCATTGACATCTGGAGAGTCCTCATCACTTTCATTAAACGGCTCTCGTTCTTTTACGCCTACTGTGATAGTGTCATGTGAATCAAGCTGGATGATGTCTACATGGGAAAACATGGAAACATACTCTGTATGACTTGCTGGGTCGGTTACTATAGTGACTTCAGAATACAACTTGGGAATAATAACCATGCCATTCATATTGTTTTGCATGGCACTTAGCAATACTCCTTCATGTAAACCTACTGGCATATCATCGGTTGTTTCAAATGCTATAGTAGGGTATTCTTGAACGTCTACCGTACCAAACAATTCATCGCTTTCATCAGAATGAATCTTACAAACATATCCTGTGACTCTACCTGTATCGTGAACCGTATTTGTACTTGGGTCTATCAAACCACGCAAGGCTATCTTTCGGATAGCCTCACGAATGGTCTGGTTCTGACTCAAATCACTATGTAGTTTTCTTGTCATTCTTATCTTCAGACTTTATTTTTGCAATGCAATATGGCAACTTTATCGTCTGGCGATAACCACCAGTGCCAAAAGTTGTCGAAATCTCATCTACTAAATAATAGCCGTTCTTGGCTGGATGGCGTTTGTCTGTAAGCTGAACTTTTTGAGCTGTCTTCAAATTCAAGTCACCAAATAATGTTAGCTGTCCTTCAATACCGTTCATATTATAGCTCTCAAAATATTTGATTGCTTCTTGCAACAATGCTTCCTTGGTAATGCCTATTTTGCGTGACATATAAGGAATTACGGTATATTTACTTAAATCTACTCTATCTTTCGATTTTGTAAGAGGGGTTGCGCCTAACTTCATGGCTTTCTTTGACAACTTTGTTTCGTTCATCACTTGCCATTTCTTAGAGCCTTTTTTACTTGAATCGTAATCTGGGTTCTTGCGAATAGTAATATGGTAGAACTTATCATCCTTATCCAATCCTGTAGCCTCAACTGCTAAAAAGTCCTTGTCCGTATTCATCAATGTTAAACCATTATTGGCAACATGATAATCAAAAAGGATTTCTGGAATATCAGATTTATTGTCACTATAATTCAGCACAGAATCCTTGTCAGGGTTGGAAAAATAAGAGCGTCCAACAGCGATGTATGGCGTATCTCCGTTAAATTTTACAAAAGCGAACACCTTATACTTCCCCCATTCAGTCAACACGTCTGCTACAGTTAAGTCACTGGTCAAATTTACCTTTCCTATATTGATTTCACATGACTTGGTTTCTGGGTGTAATGACAAGCCGATATCTTTCAATAACTTATATTTTCCGTTATCGGCTAAGAAGTCATTTACTGTCATGTTTTTCTTTGCTGTAACCTTTGGACATGTTATCTTTTTTAAGCCACTGGCAAGATTCTCACATTGTATTTCAATAGGAGTATCAATGCTACATTTTGTAATATAGCCTTCAAACATAACCTTCAATTTCTCCTTATATTTTTTCAATTTATCGCTATCATTAAATATCGACTTCTTGTTTGCGTCAATTTTTGTGAGAGCTGCAATCGTTGGGTCTTCTGTATATCCCAAGTAAATTCGTATTCTCTGACCTACCTTGAAATCAGCAACAGAAGCAACCTTTGAGTCTGTTCTGGTGGTTATCAATACTCCAGCATCATCAACAGTTGCCGACACCTTATCGGCATTTTCTTGCTCATTCAAAGTGGTGATGGTCTTTTTAATGACCGTGCCACGAGGAAATTTTACCGATGCTGTGCCTATCAGCTTTCGATACGAATCATCTATCTGGATACTTTCCACCTCAGTTATGCGCAATGGACTTTCTGGTTCTGCCATTGGTTTCTTCGGGTCTTTCATATCCCAAATCTCTATAAGAGAAATGAGGATATGAAAGCTCGGCTGTCCTTTTACTGCTGCCATTATATCTTATCTACGAGTTTATCAAGACCGTTTCCTGCTGCATCTACACCAGCATTTACCGTAGAGCTTACAGCAGATGCTGCTGCATTTGCAACAATCTCAGCATACTTATTATTCAAAATCAATTTATACCACTTGCTCATTGGACTTACTTCTATCTCACGATTAATGACAGCGATTGTGTCTGACTTCACTACAACATCTTCATCGGGTTCAACAGCAACACAAGTAAACGTATATGGCTGGATGTTCTTGAACTCTTGATTTTGCATATTAAAGTCTTTAATGATAATCTTATCCACGTTAAACTGCTTGAACTGGAAGTGATTGACATTTACAACACCGCCATATTGCATAATCTGGATAAACTTCTTGACATCATTTTCTGGATATACCCCTTCCTCATTGCTGACAATCTCACCAGTAACTGTAAAGTTCAAATCACCGCCAGACACCAATTCTTTACGAGTATAATCACGGCCTTGTACAGTGGTCATAACTATATTCTTGGAACTTTGAATAGCGACATCGGGGTTCAAATCTATGAAGCAGACTGTCTTTGTCTGATATGGTTCGGATTTCGTTAAAACATTCCGCTTATACTTTCTTTTGCCATCATGCACAGTAACTTCAACATCTTTTGTACCAGTTAGGACTATATCATTTACAGTTACATCTGTATCTCCCTTATAATACAACATCAATGCTTCTGGAATTTTATTTCCATATTGGTCTTTTGCTATAATTGTATGTCCGTTTTCTGTTCTAATCTGTCCATTAGTTTCCAACTGCGATTCTTGATTTTCAATCAATTGAACTTGATTGGCTTTTTGTTTAGCTAACACCGTTTTCTCACGCCATGTTTTCTCCAGACACCTCTGATATTTCGGAAACAGTTTGTTTATTTGCCCCTCAATCTCTGACATAGCAAGTTGTTTTGCCACATGGACAAGAACAGACTTGTATGCTCGATTGTTTCTATAAATCACTTCTTGCGCTGGGGAATGTGTGTAAGCCCATGAAACGCTGGAGGCTGCATTAGCAGCAGCCTTACCAGCATTAAATTTCACGTTACCCCATATATCTCCTATGAACGACATTATTTATCCATGCCAAGTTTCATCAAAATCATGTACTACGTCAACAAGTGCCTGTGTAAGCTGCTGCTTGACGTTATCAATTACTTCTCTATTATCCTTCTTGCTCAAATCTATTGACTTCACATTCATCAGATTCTCAATCTTTACAATCACCTGTTTAGGTGCTGCTGTCTGATTGTTATAATGCTGCTTGTAATCAGCCTGGCTTGCGCCCTTCGTATTGTGTGTTGCTGGAGTGATTGAACCGTTGCCGCCACGACCGTTACGGCCAGTACCTTCTTTCTGCTGTTTAAGCTTTTTCTGCATATCCTCATTGGAATACTCTGTAATAACACTGGCTTTTTTTGATTTTGGGGATAATTTCCACTTTTGGTCTTTTGAATCCCAATCATATTCTACACCATCATCTACAGTAGCCTTTCCATTCGATCCGTTTTCTGTACCACCATATCCCCAAATTGGATTATCTAAGAAGGTGTTAAAATAACTTCTTACTTTCGGATTCAGCTTATTCGTCAAGTCTATAATTTGCTGGTGGAATAACAAAAACGCATTTCTTGCCTCTTCAGCAGTTACGTTAATCGTTTCCATCTTGCCAGTTTCCACATTAAAGAACTGATATGTACCAGCGTTCCATTTATTATTGTACCAGCCGAATTGTTTCATAAACTCGTCTGACGCAAATTTGCCGAATTTTACTTCGTCAAAAATAGGGATTCCACTATGAAGCAAGAATTTACCCAACAAGTCTTCTGAAATATCGCCAGTATCAAGTTTGCTCAGTATTTCTTTGAAATCACTTAACATCTGTGCGTTAGCAGAAGCAAGAGGGTTAGCTATGTCAAACATATTTTTAAGTGTTGTATTATATGAATTGACATAATCATAACTGCGTCTCCACTCTGACTCTGGCTTATCTTCCAGATCTTGCATAGTCCACTCTTTTGTGCGGGTCAAATATGTCTTTATACGAGCATTTTGAGTGTCTTTTATAACAGCATTGAAATCTGCAAGACTTTCAGAAGCTAAGGCTCTTTTATTATAAGAATCACGAGCTTTTTGTAATGATGTGCCTTCAGATGTATCACGTCCTAAACCATACAAAAACCTCGCTGCTGCAAGCCTTTGATAACCATTATCTGTTTCAGGGAATAATCTGCCATTAAACGACCACTGCGCATAAGCTCGCCCATTCCTATCTAAATACTCGTGTGAGCTTGGACTTCCTTGGTAGTCTACTGAACCATCTGGAAGAATCAAAGAAGAAGTGGCAGCTTTCTTCATATCTTCCGTGCTTCTAAATATATTCCACTTGAATGGTTTTGCAGCATTTCCCACAGCCTCGCCATGTGTCTCGCCCAATGTTTTGTCTGAATACTTCTTGGTCGCTTCATCCATAATGCCAAGTTGTTCACGCATCAAATTGATATGCTCACCAATTGCTTGGTTGACATCCATCTGCTTACTATAAACAATATTCAAGTATTTATCTGTAGTTGTTGCGTGTTCTGACAAACTCATACCATTTATAGATGTAATACTGGAAAGGTATTGTTGATTAGCTTCTATCGCCTCTTTCACATCACTCTTATATTTCAAAAAGTATGCACCACCAGCTGCAAGAGCTGCGCCTATGCCAACAGTCCAACCAACAGGCCCAGAGGCCAAGAATGGAAGTACCGTATTCATAACCCAAGGAGCAACAATACTTGCACCTACCGAACCGACACCAGCACCAACAATGCTGCCAAGCATACCTACAACAGGATCGCCGCCACTAATATTGTCTCCAATTTTATAACCTGCGTAGCCGCCCAAAGCACCTCCTAATAAAGAAGAAGTTGTATTTGCCAAGGAACTTACGTTTCTTTTTCCATATATGGCATTATATCTATCAGCAGCAGCTTTTGTGGTTGTACGTCCCAAGTTGCCAACTGCCACTTTATTGTTACCAATATATGTCATATCCCCAATACCAGCACTGGCACCTAAAATTTGGGACATACCACCAATAAAGCCATTACGTTTTAGGTTTAACATCTTAATATTTGTAGCCAGCAACCCAATAGAAGATGCAAATTTCCAAACGCCCATGCCAGCCAACAAAAACGCTTTACCTATTCTAACGACACCAAGTAAAGGCCACATTTTCATTTGAAGCTCTACAAAGGATTTTATTACAGGTCTAAACGTATTGTAAAATGCGAGGATGTCTTTAGTGATTTTTACAATCATTTGTGCAAAGTCCAGCATGTCCTTTGCTGTTTCTCTTATAAAATTCCTCGCATCACTTGTTTTTAACCAGTTGATAATATTATTCAAAAAATCCTTGATAGGCTGTTGTATTTCATCAAATGCTTGTATGCCATTTTCGGTAAACATAGATGTAAGCTGCGCCCACAATCCTTGAATCGTATTCTTCTTCTCGTCTGCAAGCTCTTTAACTAACCCATCTGACATGAGATTTTCTTTAATGATGTCATTCCAGCCCTCTACATCGTTAGCCAATGATACAGCACCTTGCGCTGCTGTTTTATGGAATATCTGGTAGTAATCAGACAGCGACAAATCCTTCTTGTTCAAATCTTCAAAGATGTCAACAACATCACGCATATTGCCGTTCTTGTCTGTACGGCTTACACCAATGCGCTTCCATGCTGCTGCCTGTTTCTTTGTCGGATTTACAATATTTGCCATGATAGTACGCATTGTTGTACCAGCCTGTGAGCCTTTGATACCAGCGTTGCCAAGAATACCCATTGCAGCAGTAGCTTCCTCAAACGGAACATCACCAGCAGACAATAGTGAAGCAGAATACTTATACGCCTCTGCAATCTCCATCAATGTAGTATTTGACTTTGTAAAGGTCATCGTCATAATATCAGCCGCTTTGCGTACCTTTTCTGGAGAGATATTGTAACCTGTCATAATGTTTGTTACAACATCTGCTGTCTCACCAAGGTCAGTATCACCAACAAGAGCAATATCTGCTATAGGTGCAATTGATTTGTTAATTGCATCTACATTAAAACCAGCCATTGCCAAGAACTTAGAGGCATCGGCTACTTGTGGTGCTGTGAACTTGGTCTGTACGCCAACATTACGCACTTGTCGCTCCATAGCAGCGAATCGCTCCTTGAAATCAGCACGCTTATCATGCGCACCAAGGATATTCTCTGCGGTCTTCATAATATTATTGTACTCTGTATAATCCTTCACAGAGTTACTCATCAACGAGCCAAGACCAGCAATACCATAAGCAATGCCCATACCTTTAAGCATGTCTACAGCCATAATACCGCCAGTATCAAGAGGAGTTGGGCCAAGTAACTTATAACCCAAATTCTTCGGCATATTGTGAGTTACAATACTACGGCTTGCTGCTGTAGTCTTGTTTCTCGTAGATGTCACATTGCCACTATGAGTACTGGTATTGCGAGTCGTACCGCCAACAGCACCGCCAGCTGTATTGATGGAACCTAAATTGATTCCAGCACCTTTTGCTTCTGCTTTCAATCTACGAAGTCTACCTATCAGCTTATCAACATTGTTTACCGCCTTTTTTGTCTCTAACTTGACGGTATATGTCTTGGCATTAAGCTTCGTCAGATTATTTTGCAGATTACTTATAGATGTATTGAGCTTTCGGAACGGACGCATCGCTTGGTCAAGCTTTTTCGTTGCTTGTGTAAAGCTATTTATGGCAGTAACCGCATCCTGTGACAATACATTTATGTCATAATTTACAGTGAAATTCTGAGCCATTATATATCATGTTTATTTTTACAAGAATAGAGTTTCCAAGAAATACATAGGTCACTATAAGCAAAAATCCCTACCTTCAACTTAATGAAAGTAGGGAGTACAAAAACCTATGCAAGAAGTCCAAGCGTCTTTACTTGATTTACCTTAATCTGGTGTTCATCAAGCCATTCTGCGTCATTGGCTATGATAGCAAAATCTTCATCGCTTAGAGATTCTATGTCTATTCCTGGGAAATAATGCCTTATGTAAATAAGTTTATGACGCAAATATTCGTCATCTTTTACTTCCCAGGCTTTGATAAATTTACAAGAGTACCGTTACGCATCTGGATGATCTGACCAAGCTGACCCATCAAACCGAACAGGAACAATGAATCATCATCAATCAACTCCTTATCGCCACCCACGAAACAATCTGTGGCAAGTGTTCGCATAGCGAGTGCCTGGTTACTCTGTGAAGCAGTGAGATACTTGGAGAACGCCTTAAACGAAGGCTGTCTGAAATAGCCAATGTAGACTCCTTTCTCATCGAACTCCTGACCCTCAACTACCAGAGGAAACACTACTTTGAGCTTCTGCTCTTCCTTAATTTCTGCGGCTTTCTTATCAACTTCCTTCTGAAGTACAGGTGTAAGGTTGCCATTCTCATCAAAAATTTCCATTACTTCTTTTGCCATAATGATTTAATTAAAGTTTTGAATTATCTATATGAGAATAGCATAGTTGGAAGTGTAGGGTTTGAAAAAGGGGAAAGATATTTTCTATCCTTCCCCTCACATAAAACTTTATTCAACCATTATGCACTTGTACTGCAAATAATCTTGAATGGATTAAGGTCAAATTCCTTAGTAATGTTGGTAGCATCCTGCTCTGCCTCCATACCATCCTCATTGAAGAGACAGCCCTTTAGAGTTACAGTTTCCTCTGTCCAGTCATCTGTACCCATTTCATTGGCAAATGTTACAATGAGGTCAAACTCACCAAGTGCCATAAGAGAGCCTTGTAAAGCTCGAAGCTGAACCTGGGTGTTGTAGTCCATTGTGATTGATGCCGTATACTCACGGTTGCCAAAGCCACGATTGACAGGCTCGCCACCAAGACCGTAATTGGTCTTCATATTACGCTTAATGTTCCACTTGATTGCTGAAACACCCTGCAAAATAGTAGGGTTAGCATCACTTGAACCTGTCAAAGCTGGAGCAGTAAGCTCAATCTGTGCCCAAGAATAGGCTACGTTATTTACTATTGTTGCCATTAAGAAGCGGATAATACAAGTCCTTCAGTAACTTCAATGGCCTTGGCGCAACCGAGAGGCACGATAGTGTACTGAATAACAAGTTTGTCATTCTTCAAGATGTTCTGAGTTGCTGGAATAGTAATCTTACCCATGCCAGAAATCTCCTCTGCATCCGTCATTGCTGTAAGGATGTCAGAAATCAAATTGGTAAACACTGTAATCTGTGCTGCCGACAGCTGTCCGTTACTACGATTCACCTTGATAGGCGAGTTTACATAAGGAAGCAATGCTGTGCGCACAGAACGTCTTGACTTGTTGATTGTGCGGTTACGAGCGATTGTGCAATAATCTCCATCAGAGCAAGTCTTGTCTCCAGAGAAATATATATGTCCTTCAAGTCCAGTATATCGCATCAAGAACACATAACCGAGGTTATCAAGTGTATCAAGCTGCTGCTGGCTCAATGAAGAATACTTGGTTGAGTTCTTCAACGCACCATTCTCAACTTCAGAATCACCAAAGCCAAACTCGATGTCTGGGAAGTAACCAATAAGATCGTGGCGTTGTACCCAACCCATAGACTCGCCAACACTACACTGAGTAAGCTCACCAAGTGCTGCGCCAACATTGCCCACTGGGGTTGTTGATTCCAAAGCGCACTGCATCTTTGTGACATCAGTATCAAGCCCCTGTCCAAGTAATACACTTACATAACGTGCGTCAACAACACAAGTAGGAATCTTGCTGAATACAACCTTAGTTGAATCACCACTGGTTGTCGCTACCTTAGATGTGTTTGCATTAAGCAAAACAACGCAAGGTGCATTGTAGCTATCTGCAAGCTGCTTGGTCATAGACTGCAAGTCACTCACAATCTGGATGCTGTATGTTTCTGCCGATGCGTCTGTCTGCTTCCATAGACGCTGTTCTGTCCATACACCAAACTGGTTGATTATACCATGAGCCGCCTTCTGCATGTCTACGAGGGCGTTCCAATTGCTCGAACAATCCGCAAAGGAAATAAACAGTCTGCCTGAGTTATTGCAACCTTTGAAGAAATGCTTGATGTGGTAGTAAGGGATGCCAGCAAGAAAATCCTTGCTATTTGTATCTTCATCTTTCTCACCAGTGTAGGCTGCAAGACCAAGCTCTTCGGCATCTTCAATTCTATTAAGCTCAACCACAGTGTCCTTCAAGGCAGCTGCGAGCTTAACTCCTGCGCCTTTAGTCCAAATATCTGTCTGAGCTGAAATGTCAAATACAAGACCACAAACCTTTTCGGTAAGGTTGGAAATTTCCTTTCCAATATTACCATCGGTGTCGGTCATAAATACGCCACCTAAAGCCATTATTGATTTTTATTATGATTTGTAGAACGGATTTCTGTAAAGAATAGCATTACCCCTTACAAAAGGTTCAGAGTCTTTTGGGAATGTGCCGCCATATTTTGAAACATAAAGCTCTTCCTCGTTAGGGAAACATTTCAAAATAGCTTTAACATCCTCTGGAATATCCTCTGACTGGGCTGTTGTTACCTTGCCCTCACTTGTTTTCTTTGATGCTTGTGGTTTCTTTACCTCAGCTGAAGCTTCTGGAGTGTTTTCTGACTGTGTATTGGTGTTTTCACCTTCACTTGCATTTGCTTCTGTATTCTCGCCTGTCATTACATCCAGACCTTCCTCTACAGGTGCAGCATCTTCCGTTTTGATTTTCTTTGCCATAATGATTGAAATCTAAAAAGGGGAATGGAGTAAATCGACTCCACTCCCCAGAATTATATTGAGTTTTCTGAATTGTTAGATTACTCAGTGTACTGGTAAGTAGTCCAGAGAACAATCTCTGAAGGAAGCACGATGTTCACATCGACCTTCATACGCATCTGGAAGAAGTACAGCTCACTGTTTGCCTGGAGTTTTTCCACCTTAACTGATTCCTGGTCAGTAGCGTAGTCTACACCCATCCAGAGGCAAGAGTCCATATCACGAGTGAACTTGCCAAGAGCGATTGTCTGCTCTGGGATTCCATCAATAACCTTGATTTCCTTGCCCTTAAAGCGATACTTATTTACATCTGCGTTCTCTGTGTACTTCACATCCTTACTTGAAAGGTATGCGTCATACAAATCCCAAAGCTCCCAGCCAATAACGAACTTCAGCTTCTTGTTCTTACGGAGCTTCTTAGGACACTGGCGGTACATTGCGTAAAAAGCCTTCTCAACAGCTTCACCAGTAGTAATTGCTGTTGAACCAGCAAGAATTACCTTACCTGTAGCAGCCTCGTTCTTCTGCGCCTCTGTACGAGTGCCAGCAGCAACAGAATTTGCCTTCAAGTTGTCAAGACAGCGAACCACAAAACCGTCAAAGTACTTCATCGGGCCAGCATCACTGTCACCACCAAGTGCTACATTTGTCTCAGGCGCATCCGAAGTGAGCTTGGTGTCCTTGCCGCCCTTCTTTGAACACCAGATAGAATCACCGATGTACTGGTCTTTGCGGTCTACGAGCAAGTGGAGCATCGTTGCCTGTACCTTTGCGTCAAGGTCACGGAAAATCAGCTCGCCCTCTGGCTGGAATGGTCTCCAGTACTCCTCAAAATCACGAGGATTAAACTCCAGATATACCATGAAGTCATGCGGCTCCAGATAACGCTCCGAGAACTCATACTTGTTCTTACCAGTCTCGCTATTCGCATCACCATGAGTAGAAGTAGGTGTTGCTACGTTGTCCTGAATAATTGAACCAAGTGAAACATGAGGCAGAGTCTTTCGCTTCTGGATGCCAGGAACAATGTGAATCAGCTCCTCATTATATGTGTCATTGCCATGTGCGGTATATACCAAGAGGTCTTCAAGTACCTCACCAGCATAGGTATTACCAGCGTAATTAATTGTACCCATTTCGATTAGAATGTTTGAAGTGTAATGTCACCAACGACTGCCTTGACCTTCTCTGCGAGCTTGGCATTGACATCCTTCATTGCCTCTTCTGCGTCATTCTTGTTCTCGGGGTCTTTGGCAATTTCATCTACGATATTGTCACGACCAGGAATTGAGTCAAGTGTCTTCTTTACCATGTCCAAGTTTGCTTTCGCCATGCCGACCCAATCTTCCTTTGAACCAGCGTCAATTTTTCCAGCCTTGATTGCATCTTCAACCATTGCATCAATAGAAGCGTTACGAGCATCCTCTTCTGCGTCCTTGTATGCCTTCAGCTGTCCTTCTACGTCAGAGAGATTCTTCTGGAGGTTAGCAACCTCAGTCTCTTTGCCCTTGAACTTGATTTTCAGTTCACCCAGCTCATTCTTGACGTTCTTCAGCTCTGACTCTGCATTGATAAGCTGTGTAATTCGTGCAGAAACAGACTGCAACGAGGTTTCAGCCTCCAAGCCAAGCTGTGCTGTTACGGCATTGAACTGGACATTTTCGTTCTCTTTCATTGTGTTTTGTTCTTGCCCTGTAACCACAGGATTAAAATTCTGATTATTCTGTGTACGAATAGAAACAACCTCTGAGAGAAGTTTATTTTCATCAACTTCTTTCAATGCAGAGTTCATTATGTCACAAATAGACGCAACACTTTTTACGCCTTCAATTTGACTTTTTACCTTTTCAACAACTTGTTTGGAGGTCTTGATAATGTTGGTTGCTGGCAAGATTCCAGCATTAACTGCTTCTTTGGCACTTAGATATGTGCCGTCAGCATCGCCCTCGCCATCCATAATAGCACGAACCTTATCCTTTGATAGACCGAAACGCTTTACATAAATTGTTTCTATCTGTTTTCTAAAGGCATTTACCATATTCTTGATATTCGCATCCTCATTGTCGTTATCATAGACGAAAGGATTATGAATCATAAGAATAGAGTAATCGTGCATATACAAATGGTCTCCAGCTGCCCAAATAACACTACCCATTGATGCGGCAATGCCTTCAATGATGCAGTCCACCTCAATGGGGCATGACTGGATTATGGAGAACGTACTCATGCCATACATGACAGAACCACCGTCTGAATTAATAAGGACTACAATCTTTGATGGCTTTACATAGTCTTGAAGCCACAAAAATTCCTCATTAAAACAATCTGTGGAAAAGCTATCTACGGAACCAAAGAAACGAATAATAGCTGGCTGGTTGGTTTCAGCCTTGCCAACAACGTACTTTAGATTATTTACGTCCATTAACTTTTGATATTCAATTTTCTGAAGAATAGAAATACAACTATCGAAAGGTTGAAAACAAATGATTATTCTGATACTGTGTTTTCTATTTTTACAGCATCTTCAATTGTAGGAGTTATATGGTTTTCATGTCCATCTTGATTATTCTCTTTCAACTGGTCAGAATGATTGGTGAATGGAGGCATGACAATATACCGTTCTACATAATCCTTATAGCGATATGATGTATAATCATTAAATGCTACTTCATAATCAATCCAATAAGGCTGTACTCCATCATCAAATGTTTCTGGCATATCCCAATACGTCAATTGAAACTTGTTCACCAAAGCTGGAAATTTATCTTTGTTGGCGTTTATAGCGGAATTAATAATCTCAAAGGCTCTAAAACCACTCAACTCCACGTCATCATCGCCATTATTCAAATTATTCAAGACATAATGCAATCGCACTGTACATCTTCCAGCATTGATATTTGACTGACCGACCAGCCAATTCATATTGATATAATGAATGAAACAAGCAGGGAAACCGATAGCGTACTCTTTATTAAACTCATTTGTTTTAATACGAGTTAGCTGACCAGTTTCCAATTTTATTGTCTTAAACAATAATGGACTATCTTCATCGTCTGGATTAACATGTATTTTCTCCAGAATAGAACGCAACGCTAAATATGTTTCTGATAAAGCATTGACTTTTACAGCATCTTCGACTGTCAAATTCTTCAAATCAACAATAGGCTCATCATTGCTATTGACAACATCAGCTACTTTTTCTTGTATTTCTTCATGTCTCTTTTTATCTACTATCATTTCGGAAATCCATTAAACAATGTGGATATAGCAAGTTGTTTGAACTCGTCTTCCAAATAAGAAGAATGACCAATAAACTGCCTCTGTATACTTTTCACGCCAGTCTTGCCGTAGGTATGACTGCCGCTTGTATCATTATGAACAGCAGCATAACAAAAGCCTCTATGTCGTGCTGCTGTTCCAAAAGCGGTCGGGTCGGTATAAATGCGGACAACTCTTTTCTTTCCAGAAATTGTCTTATGTTTTATCGAGTTCTTCAATGTTGAGGTTTCTTTCAATATTGGATGAGGCTTATGGTCTCGCCTCTGTTTCCAAGGTTGCGAAGAAGCGGTATTAAATCGGTGCATTTCAAATGACTTCTTAAATATCGCTTCTGCCGCACGTCCTATGCGTACCTCAAAATTATTCAAATTCAAATCAAACCTATGTGGAGCATTTTTCCACTGCTGCATCATTTGAGCTGGCGTTATCATGCCACCACCAGGCACCTTTCCTTTAGCCATTCATATACCTCTCCTTTATTCGTTTGGCTATATCACGCAATGAATCTCCATCACGGCTATCTACAGTAAAATACGGATGTTCATCTGAAAAAATTCTGCCGCCCAATGCAACACTTTCTTTGAATGTACGATTAAACCAATCTGGCATTACTGGTACTTTTATTGCAGCATTTTTCACACTCTTCACCATTCCGACAATATTGTCTTCAACTAAATAACACCGACATTGATGCTCAATTGGCGGTATCAACCATGCTGGGAATTGCGATTTGGAAGCTGTGAAGCCTTCGTATTGCAAATGCCAAGGTCTTACACGTTCATCACCTTGTGTCATATAAGTAAGCATGGTACTATCTGACACACCAATAAGTCCTGCTGCAATAATCATTGCATATTCAACGTCTGAGTTTTCCACTTCAGCGTATCGCTTATTGTATTTTTCAAAGACTTCTTCATAGTCATCTTCATCAAATTCTTCATCATCAAAGCTTGGAAGCTCTCGTGCCATTTGATATTCTTCTGCTACTGCAAAATCAATCAAATTGTCCACTGCCGCTACAATTATATTGCGTTTTGCCGACTGCTCGTCATTAAGACCTTCTGCATTTCGCAACATTTCCAAAGCTTCATCGTAATCTATGTCAAAGCCAGATAAAGCATGTTGTATCAAGAAATCTGCTCGCAAATTCATCAACTCTTCCAGTATTTCTTGTGAATCAGTTTCATTGGCATGACTTTCTATAAATCTGACAAAGACCGTAAACAATGCCTCATATTCAGCTTGCTTCTTATCCTCATCATCTTTTGGTAGCCTATTTGCCTGTACACTGGAGAGAGAAGTGCTACCTATCACTTTCTCTCCCGAAGAAAATTTACAGCACCGCCACGATGATGGCCATATCGCTTGTAATATTCTTCATCTGTCATAACATACTGACCGCCATCGCCACCACTAACTCCTCCAGAATTGCTACCGTTTCCAGATTCCAGATTCAGCTGCCGACCGACATTTACACCAAATGTCTTCTCAATTTCATCGGCACTAATCTCGAACTTATCAGTAAGGAAACGATAAAGCTCTATCTGGTCTTTATCAGACATTTCAAGTCGTTTCGCATATTTGAACACATTGCCAGGTTTCAGATAACCCATCGCAACAAGACGAGGTATAATTTCCTCATTCATTACATTTTCAATATATTTACGATATACTTCGATTCTATCACGGAACACATCTTGATGCGCACGAGTAGAGCCAACGTATGACTGTGTTTCTCCAGCCATGTCTTCTGAACCAAGAATCAAATTGGAGACTTCTTTATTTGACAAGCCAATCAATCCAGTAAAGATGTGTTCTGAATTTGACATGGTGAACGTCTTTATGTCAACCTCATCACTCAAACCAGTAACAATCACTTTGTTTTGCGCTGCTGAAGCAATGTCATTCGCCAACTTCTTACGGTCATTGGTGTTTTCCGATTCTGTCTTTCCATGAATAATCGGCTGTCCGTATGTGTGGCTAAAATTAACATAATTTGCCAACGTGAACTTCTTTGCAAGTATCAAAGGTGCTGTTGCTGAGAACAATCCAAGACTACCCGAATCAATAAGTACATAAAAATCACGGTATTGTGGGTCATCAAAAGACCAACCAGGATTCCACATTCCCTGTCTGCGTATGATTCTCCTTTGGAAAGGAAGTATGTTACGTCTCTCTATCTGATTAACGTGCGCCAATTTACCAGTACGAGGATCAATATCTGGAAGTATCTGCAAGCCTGTATATCCAAACATTTTAGCTTCAACAATACCACTGATAATCTTAATAAACGAAGAACCTTGAACCTTTTGTGTTTCTTCAACGTCCTTAACGTACCGACCTTTCTCATTCATACGGCACATCATATAACGCTCACCAAGAATCTGGGAGTTCAACGTCTCTAAAACTGAACGCAAATGCGCATCTTGTTCAACACAAGCATCATAAATGTCAATGATGCGCCCACGGTCATCTAACACACAGCCATCATTGACGGTGTGTTGCACTGACTTAAAGCGGCAATGTCTGTCAATTTCTCTTACATATTCTTGTATAGTTTTCTTGCTGGTTCGATAAATACTCTCCAGCAAGTCAAGATCAACTTTTTCTTTTGTCTCAACTGTTGCCATTAACTTCAAAAATTACTTTCTGAAGAATAGAAAAACCTACAGATTATCGTTTTCCTAAGTATACATTATTAAAATGATTGTGTACAATCGAAAACAAAATTCATTATGTTAATTGGCTTTTTCTAATGTCTTCTAAATGCCTTATTTCAAAGCTCTCTATGTTAAATAATATGTTAAAAGTACATTTTCGTTTGTATATAAAAAGAAAGACCATTACCTTTGCAACCGAAATTTTCAACTTAATACAAGTTTATATGAAAGAAACATCTAATTATTACAGAATCAAGACCGAGTGGACTAAAGAGGATGCTGACGGTCAGCTGCAAAAGACCAAGACCGAAGAACTTGTCTATGCAACCAGTTATTCAGAAGCGGAAGCAACCGCCTACGCTCTAATCGAATCAGAAAACAGAGAGAGATTCAGTGATGCCAGCATCGAAATCGTTAAAACAAAGATTTCAGAAATGCTCTACAACGAAACACTTGACTACGATGACACCCTCGTCAACGGACTCGTTTGTAACTTCTTCTCTGAGGATGAGGACTCTGGCGTTGGTATCTACAGCGTTAAGGTGATGATTCCGATAATGGACGAGAAATCTGGAAAGGGAAAGATGAACACTGAGACAATCTTCACTCCAGCTTCATCAAACACAGATGCTGCTGAACGAATCAGCAAACACCTCAAACACACCATGTCAGATTTCATCATTCGTGACATCAAATTTGATAAAGCAGAAGCTATTCTCTGGCCACCTTCAGTTCAAGAACAGAAGCAGGGCTATTCTATGTAATGACACTCAAACCATCTGGAAAGCCAATTAATACAAAGTGTGACGAGCAGGCATTTCCAGAATTTCCCGACTTGCTCTTCGGGGCTACAACTGATAATGGCAGTGTTTTCGATGCCACCTCTTATCTTCAAAACAACTCATTAACTGTTGATGATTTTCTGCAAACGTGCGGATTTCAAATACAGGCACTTATCAAGTCGTATGAACTTGACGAAAACAAGTGCTTATTCATCAATACCGATGGTCATATTTTAATTGATGGTTCCTTAGTGTACCTATTTTTATCTTTTGTCGAACCAGATTTCCTTGCGTACATGTGTGACAGATGCCACGATCTGTTTACCGATGGGGTTGCCGTTTCGGACTCGTACATTCTTGAACACGCCTTTGTACGTCTTGACAAGGAATCTATAAACAAGATAAAAGATAATGGCAAGACGCATGTTAAGTGAACCAAAGCACATCTTAGTTTTTAATCCCCTTAAACGTTTGGTTGGAATATTCCAATCATTAACGGCAACAGCAAACGCTTTCAGTTGCCGACCTCAATCAATCCATTACGCCTGTATTGGAAAGTGTATTTCATGCAATAAATTGTATTTCCGAATACTACAAGATGACATCGAAGTCACATTTGATGACTTAGGAGAATTGCGTGTTGAGGAATACGACAAATTGTGTGGCGTAGAACGAAAATACTACAAAACAGGCAAGATGGAAAGAAAAGGAATGAAGTATAATAAAAATAAAGACAAAGAACAGGCATGAAAATCAAAATCATCAACAAGTCAAAACACGAGCTTCCAAAATACGCAACAGCTGGCTCTGCTGGCATGGATCTCCGTGCCAATATTGATAATCCTATCATTCTTGCTCCAGGCGAGCGTGTATTAATTCCAACAGGACTTCATATCGCACTCCCAGTTGGTTATGAGGCGCAGATTCGACCTCGTAGTGGCCTCGCCATCAAATATGGCATCACCTGTCTTAATACCCCAGGTACAATCGACAGTGACTATCGTGGAGATATTGGCGTAGAGCTTATCAATCATGGTCACGAACCTTTTGTCATCAATGATGGTGAACGTATCGCCCAGATGGTCATCGCCAAGTATGAACAAGCAGAATGGATTGTAACAGAAGAACTCGATGAAACAGAGCGTGGCGATGGTGGTTACGGACATACAGGAGTGAAGTAACTATGGAGTATTTTGTTAAAGAAGGGTGGAAACTAAACCCTAACGAGAAAATCGTCAAAGGAGTAACACGAGGTATCGAGCGCAATAATGGCGAATGTCCTTGCCATAACGATTCAGAAGACAAGCATTGTCCTTGCTCTAACTATCGCTTGCATGATCATTGCTGCTGCTCCTTATATGTGAAGGAATAACAAGAGTACAAACAGGAGCAAATTGATTCTATGATTAATTTGCCACATTTTTATTTCAATTATGAACACATTATCAAAACAAGAACTTCTTGATACAATCAAGAAACACAACGAAGAATATAGAGCTGGAAGTCCAACTATCAGTGATGTGGAATATGACAGTCTCGTAGAGCAGCTAAAGACAATCGACCCTAACAACGAATGGTTCGACCATATAGAACCGTCTCCAGTTTCCAGCTCACGCAAGCGTAAACTTCCGCTTCCTATGAAATCATTGAACAAAGTAAAGAATATCAACGATGTCAAGAAATGGCTCTCTTCACTTGGTTTGCATGATGAGACACAACTCGTCTTAATGCCTAAGTTTGATGGACTTTCTCTACTCCACAATGAAAAAACAGGTGAAGCATGGTCTCGTGGTGGTGCTGAAAACGAAGGACAAGACTGTACAGAGCATTGTATCGCTGCAAATATTGCATCAAACACTCAATACGGCTATACCTATGGTGAGTTCATCATCAATCGCAAGAACTGGAGTGAATATTTTGATGGTAGAATATCACCATACACATCAGAGAAATATAAATCTCCTCGCAATACTGCTGCTGGCTTTCTTAACAGAGATATTCCTTGCCAAGAAATCGCACACGCCTCTTTCTTTAGATATGGAATAGACACCACATCGCTCAAAGAATTTGAGACTTTCGACAAAGCAATTAAACAGTTATGCTCTGACTATAACCAAGAGCCTCTATTCCAGCTTGTTACAACAAAAGATATTACAGAAAACTCGCTGCTCACAACTTTCAAGGAATGGTCTAAACTCTATCCGATTGACGGAATTGTTATCTACATCAACAGCTTGCAACTCTGGGAGGCTATCGGTAGAAACCAGACAACTGGCAATCCTCTCTATGCTATCGCCTACAAGCATCCAGACTTCACAGATGCCTTCGAGACAACAGTCAAAAATATTGCATGGCGAGCAAGCAAAGCTGGCGCACTAAAACCTGTTGTAGAAATCGAAGCGGTTGATACTGGAGACTGTATTATGGAAAATCCGACTGGCTATAATGCTGGATGGATTGCCGACATGGGGATTGCACCAAACGCAAAGATTCTTGTCACTCGTTCTGGAGGCGTGATTCCTAAAATCCTACAAACGCTTGAAACTGCACCAAAAGAAGATATAGAAACAATGTGGGATTCACTCGTTGAATGTCCGCATTGTGGCGAAGTAACATCATGGAACGAGTCTGGTAAAGAGTTGATGTGTACAAACCCAGACTGTGACGGAATCCGTTTTGCTAAAATTGTTTTCTTCTTCAAAACCTGTGGAGTTGAGGACATGGGAGAACAGATGTTCGACAAGCTTTATCAATCTGGATTCAATACTATATCTCGTATTCTCAACATGGTTGCCAACGACATATTTAGCATTGATGGCTTTGCAGAAGGTACAGTAAACATCATTCTTGCCAACATGGAGAAAATCAAATCTGGAATTGACTTGCCTACACTTATGCAAGCAAGTGACTGTTTCCCTGGCATTGGAACTATCAAAGCCAGAAAGCTAATTGATTCCTTGCCTGATGACGAAGAAGAGAATCTATACAACGTAGACTTTATATACGATGATGAATTTATCAATAATCGTATTGAAGCATCCAGACTTGAAACCGATAAATCTTTCTGGAAAGGATTTAATAAATTCCATCATTTTGTTAATGAGAATGGTTTAACAATTAAACGCCCAAATGTAATTTCAATAGATACCAACGGCAAATGTGCTGGAATGGCTGTATGTTTCTCTGGAGTTCGCAACACAGAATTGGAACAACGAATCATTGAAACTGGAGGCACTATTGTTAGTGGCGTATCGAAGAAAACAACACATCTTATTGTCAAAGATGTTAATGCAACATCCAGCAAGATAACAAAGGCACAAGGACTTGGAATAGTAATCGTGAATATTGACGATTTTATAGCACAACTCTAATGCAAAATCAAATAAAAGGCGGTAGGTGTTCTATCGCCTTTTATTGTTATCGTATGTTAATTATTATAGCGTATGCACAGTTTTTATAATATTACTTGGCAGATTGGTTTCATTTATATACCTTTGCAACAGAAAATGAAACAAAAGCATTTTATTATGGCAAAAAAGAATCAACTGACAACTTCAGACTATCTGGAGTACAGTGAGTATGAAAGACTTTTGGATAGCCTTCACACTCATGGGAAATACATTTGGGAGTTATATGCACGTCTTTCATTCTGTACTGCATGTAGAGCTTCAGATGTCCTGCACTTCCATTGGAAAGATGTGCTGGATGTGAGTTCTTGTACAGTGACAGAGCAAAAAACCAAGAAGACAAGAACAATTCCTTTCAATAAGTCTGTTCAAAAGAAAATACATGACTTATATGTTCTGTTGGGAAGCCCCGACAAAAGCGAGTTTATATTCAAAAGCAAAGTGACTGGCGAACCACTGACAATTCAGTGTGTAAACAAGAAACTGAAAGATTTTAAGTATGACTACAAAGTAAAAATTGGGAATTTTTCTACCCATACATTCCGCAAAACATTCGGACGTTACGTTTATGAAACCAATAATCGTAGCGCAGAAGCTCTTGTTCTTTTGAACAAAATCCTAAATCACACAAGCATCCAGATAACCAAAACTTACATTGGTATCACGCAGGATGAAATAAACAACATCTTTGAGTCCATCAAATAAGGACTACATATTAATTGAAGCGCATCACATGCGCCCTTGCATCTTCTTTTCTTTTAATAGCCGAAGGGCTAAAATCATATAACTATGGCAAATTATGATGCAATGGAGGCATGTGCCAGCAAAGAATTGTGTTCTTGCTGCGGCTTGCCTACTAATGTTGATGATTACGATCAACGAGCACCTTTAACAATTCTTATGCGCAAAGAGCGACTTTGCTTTACATGCGCTTTCTGGAAGGACAAAATAGCACATCCTCATCCAGACCGTGAAATCATCAATGGGTCTCACTATGTTTTTCACAAGTGGTTATCCAAGCCTCAACACTTTCAAGGGTTTGGCGGTAAAACTATGTACATTCTAAAAAATGACGGAACCGTAAAACGCTCAAACAATGTATGGTCCCAAGGCAATGTTCCAGATAAATTCAAGCCTCAACTTCCAGATACCGCAAAGTTCATCACAAAAGCAGCTTATTATAAAATCAAAGAGAATGTAAACTTCTCTTGCAACAAAAAGGGTTGCTGGGATAGATATAACTGTTTCTTTTATCATCCAGAAAAAATGGACTCACAGGGTGTTTGGAATGAAATTCCAGAATCTCACAAACCAGGCGATGAGTGTTGTGAACTCTTTCTTAATAAAGATAGTGTATTCATCAAAATATGATAACAGTACTTATTATACTTAACGCTATCACTATGTTCATCATTATTGGCATGGCACTTTTGCTTCGTCAAAGTCTTGCCAACAACAAGCGATTATTATCATTTATAAAACATGATGATGAATTTAAGAAATGCGTAGCCGATACAAATATCTGGTATGTTCAAAGCATCAAGTATGTTCTTATCGCAATGTGCCGATATATTGATAGTATCAAACACGAGGCTATCAAAGAAGAGAGGTATGAAGATGCTAAACGCTGCCAAGAAGCAATTAAAGAAATGAATAAACTTATAAACGCATAACAATGATTACAACTTTTATCTGCATCGTCATTTTTGTCTGGCTGGCCGTATGCGCAGCAAAAATGATAGCAAAAGGAATCTTATGCAAAGACTGCATATTGAAAAAGAAATGTGAAGAACATCACAAGTTGTATGGTACAACATTTTGTGATGACAACGATTTCAACAATCACATCAACAATTATCCACAAAATCCATTTATGGCATGAGACATTCAATAAAGAAATTCACAAAAGAGGAAGTGAAGTCCACCCTCGGCAACAGCATACTTAGATGCACTGAAGAGGAAACAAGAGCTATTTTCGACATTTTCGACTTCCAACTCAAAGAGTTTACAAAATCCGAAACCAATGTTGATTTCGAGATTCACTTCAAGCGCACTTACCTTATGCGCATCCAAGCCGACAAGAATAAGCTGGAGTGTACTAATGAGTATGTTGCATTCCAGAATGGATCGGAAGGCGAAAGCTGTCATGGTCTCGTAATTCCAACTCCACACACACTTGCAGAAGTTTTGGTATTCTTCATCAATTCGTTTGCGCCCAACATTCTAAGAAGTGCTGGATATTGCGTGAGCTACAATGCAGAGACATCGCCATATTCTTCTTTGGAAGAAGCACAAGAATATATGAGACTTGTGCAAGAAACCTGTGAAACAATTATCAAGAAAGGGAACAAAAATGAATGAGGTTTTAATTTTCAACAACCCAGAGTTCGGAAACATAAGAACAGCTGGAACATTTGATAAGCCGCTATTCTGTTTAACAGATGTGGCAAAAGCGTTGAAATATTCAAACCCTGCAAAAGCAGTTATTGACCATTGCAAAGGGGTTACTGTTTTGGAAACCCCTACAAATGGTGGAATCCAACGCATGAAATATGGAGACGAAGGGTAAATGTACCGATTAATACTCAGAGCGAACACAGAATATTCAGAAAAATTCCAAAACTGGGTAACAAACGATGTAATTCCATCTATCCGCAAACATGGCGGTTATCTGACACCAGCTGCTATCGAAAAAGCATTGACTGACCCAGACTTCATCATCGGCCTTGCCACTCAACTCAAAACTGAACAGCAACGAGTGAAGCAACTGGCAGATGACAACAAACACAAGGAAGAAATAATCGAAGGTTTGGTGGCAAACATTTCTCTTGCCGATATGAGACAGTGTATCACGCAAATCATTCGCAAGAATGGTGTAGCCAACGCAAGAGGCTCATACCATCTTTTATACAGTGAGTTCAACGCAAAGTATCACATCAACGTGTATACACGCATGAACAACATTGTATATAAAGGCAATGCAATGGACTATATTGAGAAAGAGCTTAACATGTTGCCGCAGCTCTACGATTTGACATGTAAATTGTTTGAGGATTCCTATGATAGCCTTATGAAATCATGGGGCAAGACAATCCAGAGAGCAACATGTGAAAGAAACCTTGCAAAACGCAAGTTATTACCATAATCAATTCATAGATGGAGTCGTTTGAAACGGCTCCATCTTTTACCAAGGAAATATGGAACAAATAGATTTTTCACAAATTCCGTACTCCCAGCACCACCGTGAAGCAGCGATGATGCTGGGTGATGCTACGGTTCATTCAGTATTCACATATTTACTGGATGAATACCTGTATCGTGTCAGAGCTGGCAAGCCTGGCACATTCAAAATTTCATGCAGCAAGTTAGGTGAAGCGCAAGGTGTTTACCGCAAAAAGGTCAAAGCCACGCTTCAACAACTGGAGACAATGCGCCTCATCAAAGTAGACGGAAACAATGTTTCTGTCAATGGTAATGTATATGCTTCTTTGATTTATGCGTTTCACAACTTGGTCAGTTTAGACCAAAAGCATAAGTTCTCAGAGCATCTACAAGTTGGTGCATTTGAACCACTGAAGGAAATGGGATATGTTGATATTGGTGCAAATGCACCAACTTTATTCGGCATGACTGGTGGCGTATTCAATTTTGGTGCAAATGCACCAACTTCACAGCAAATTGGTCTAAATGAACCAACTTTATTGGTGCAAACAGACCAAAATGATAAAGTTGGTCTAAACAGACCAAAAACAGAAAGTTGGTCTAAACAGACCAATCAAGTTGGTGCAAACAGACCAATTTTACAATTAGTTGGTGCATTTAGACCAACTTTTGAAAGTGAACAAGACCTAATTGGTCTGTTTGCACCATATTTGAATATTGACCAAGACTCTGAAGTTGCAAAAGAGCTAAAATTGGTGCTTTTAGGACAGAAAAACGACATTTCAGAGGAAACAGAGTTGGTCTGTTTGCACCAACTGGTATCTCAAATGTTGGTCTATTTGCACCAACGAGTTGGTCTAAATGCACCAACAGAA